TCATAAAGCCCCCCCCCTTCGTGAGTCATAGCAGAACTATGATACACCGGGGGAGGGGGCTTTTGGGTTGCACCCTAATTCAGACTTCTTCGATGGTATCGACGTTGTTTTTTGCTAGCGCTTCCCACGCAACATCAACCATTTCAGCGGGAACCACTCCGCGCAGCCCGGAAAAACAAATGTATTTGTAGTTAGGGTCGCTGTCGCGGATGACCCAGTATCCCTTGCCGATCTCATCCCACGGAGCCATGACGTGGGACCATTTTTCCTCTTTCCGGTCTTTCATGGCCCGCTTTACGGCCTCTGTCAGGCTCGTAAAAAACGGCGAATTATCCAGCAGCTTTTTAACTCCCGCTTGCTGCTGCGGACCACCGCGTCTGTGCTCCGCTGTCTCACGTGTACCCGACAGCCGTGCCCCGGCAAGACGCACTTTCTTCGGGAGCAGGTTTTCCTGATTCATGTGTTGCCCTCCTTTCGGCTTTTTTTTTCGTTACTCGCATTATAAACGCCGTCCTCTAAAAGTCAAGTGGAAGACTTACGCCTCCGCAACCTCACTAAAGAAAACCAAGGCGCTCTTATTGTACACGGTGAGGTACGCCGCGGGGTCCGAGTCCTTGTGCCACTTTGCTCCGTCGTATCCTTTTGACGCGATATATGCCCCGTAGTCGTAGTTGAATCTTGCCCGGTCTTTGTGGGTGAGCGCCTGGAATTCGTTATGCATGGCTTGAGCCTGCGCAGGTGTTGCGATTTTAGCGCCCGGTCTGAACGTCGCCATCATTTGTGTATCACCGTAACCGTAGGACTCGTCCTGACCCAGGGCAACACGATTTCCTACGCCCCAGGCACTGGCGGTAAGATGGATGCGCGTGTCCACCATATACATCCCTCCGCCATACGCGGTACTGCCGCTTGCGTTCAAAGGGACGTCGCTTCGAGTCATGGTCTGCACTGCGATTTCTGTTGATGTCTTACCCTGACCAGCGTGGACCGTTCGCATTAGAACATGCCCGTTGGCAAAGCACAGCTTTTCAAACGTGTCGCGGTCGCTTGTGATCGTGGGAGGTGCCGTGTCCCAACCTTGAGCCCTGACTACGGCGTCAACAGCGGTGCCTGAACCCTTGCTTTTTTGGGCGTCGAAAGTTTTTGAAATGTCCTGACCATTAATCCGCGTACCAGCGTAATCGTCGACAATCTTCTTTGTACTGCAAGGCTGGCGGGTGCTGTCTCTCGCTTGCAATGCCTGCTTCTGTTCGCTGGACAGGTTGATGTTCGCAACGGCGGTCTCGATGTCCTGGTCCGTCGTGGGCTTCGTAGAGGCCGCAGGCGGCGTTTTGGGCTTCTCCGCCGTCTGTTTACCTGCTGCGGGTTTCGATGCAGTGGCGGGGGCTGCAGAGGCCGCAGGCTTGCCGTAGGGCTTGCCCTGCATCCAGTCATAGTTCTGGTTGATGTTCTCCCCTTTGCTCTCCCGGTGGACGTTCATAGTGTGCCCGTGCCCTGCCTGGGCAGAGCGGCTAATCGCCATCTGCCCCGCCTTGCTCTTGGGGTTGGCGGAGTAGGTCTTGAAGCCGTTCTTGCTTACAAATCGCCCCAGGGCGTCGTGGAAGGGGTTGAACTTCTGGACTTCCTCAATTATGTCACATCCGGACTCGGATGTGAACGCAGACTTCCCTACCTCTTCGATCTCTTCGATCTCTTCGATCTCTTCGATCTCCGGTTCTTTCTCCACCTCCACCTCCACATTCACCGGCTCCTTCTCTTCGGACTCCTCCGGCGCGTTCTCCTCAAAGGCCAGGCCCAGAACCTCCGCCATGGCTGCGCAATACTGCTCCCAGGTCTCCTGCAGCAGGTCCTGCCGGGTCTCCTCGTCCAGCTCCCGATCCTCCTGGATGGAGCGGACGGACTGCGTGAGGGCGTCGTTGTACCCCCACAGTTTTTCCTGCTCCTTCCGGGCGTCGGTGATCTCCCGGAAGCTCTGCGCGTCCTTCTCCACCGGCACCTCGCTCTTGAACAGCTCAATGCTGGCTTCCTGGTTGGCTCCCGCCCGCACCAGATCCACGCTGGTCAGCTTCATCTTTTTCAGCTTGGTTGCCATGTAATCGCCTCCTTCGTGGTCGTGTTGATGGTATCATACTCCGTTTCCGTCAATCCTGGGTTGCAAGCACTTCCCGGAAGCTCTTTGCCGTCCGCCTTTTCTTCGGCAGCAGCTCCAGGCTGTCCAGGAAGGGCGGGAACACTGCCTCCGCTGCCCGAGCCTCCGCTGGGTCCAACCATCGCGGGTCCGTCATCTCCCTCTCATCGGTCCGGGGCTCCCCGTCGTAGTCCGTGCAGAGAAACACAGCCGAGGTCCCATACCTGCCCCCGCCGTCCTGGACGCCCAGAGGCTTGAGGTCCCGGCAGACGATTCCGAATTCCTCCTCTGCCTCCCGTATCGCGGCTTCCTCCGGGGTCTCACCCTCTTCGATGCGGCCCCCAGGGCCGCACAGTCGCCCTCTGCCGCTGCGTTCGATGCGGGTGCCTGTCAGTACCTTCCCGTCCCGCAAAACCAGCACGCCGCATCCTGTGGGCTCCTGAGCCTTGTCCACCGGAACCCGTTCTGCCGTCCCCTCGATAGAAAAGGCCCGGTAGGTCCCGTTCTTCACCCGAGCCCAGGCGTCGTCATCCGTAATCTTGAATCCGATCCACCACCCCTCCGGCAGGGTGCCCTCCGGAACGCCCATGGCTTCCTGCTTGGCCCGGGTGAACACACAGCTTTCCACCAGCTTGCCCTTCTTCCGCAGGCTGTCGATGTGCTCCTCCCCGGAGTCCCCGAAGTTGAGGACGTACTCGTAGGCGGCCTCTTCCAGGTCCTCCGGGTCGATGACGTCGTGCTGCCTGTCCTCCAGCTGCTCCCCGTCCGCCGTCACGGCTATGGACGCCCAGCCGAACACAAGCCGGCGGTCATCGTCCGTTTTATAAACAGCAAATGTCTTTTTCGTGGGCCCTGCCTGGGGAACAACGAAGCGCATCTGCCGGCTCTCGCTCATCCACCGTTCTTTCAGACTCTTCATGGCAATTCCTCCAAATCGACTATCATGTAGCCGTCATCTATGCCACCCTCGAACTGTTTAACCTTCCACCGGGCCTCTTTACTGACCAGGACCTCGGACTGCGAAAAATCGGAGATGTGGTCGATGCTGGTCCCTTTCTGTGTACCGGGGGCGTGGAAGATGATGGCGATGTCTGCGGAAGGCAACTCCGAGAAGTCTTCTGCTATGCTTCGGTCACTGGTCCAGGAGCTGGTTCCCATCATGCTGATCGGTTTGTCCGAATAAATCTCATCGAGAATCCGGCCTGCTGTCACATCATCGACCCCGACGCCGCGATAAATGTCACCGTCGCCCCACTTGGGGGCCAGGTCAATGTAGCGTTCGACCTGATCTGACATCCTCTTTGCTTCGCTGGGCGTCATTTCCTGCATATCGAACCGGGACCCTCCCTGCTGCCAGGTGCGCATGTCTGTGGCGTATCCGTCTGTATACCCACTGATCTCCCGGATCATGTCCTTTGCTTCCTGCTGACTGATACCGAGCTCCTTCATGGTGTACTCGACGAGCTCCTGCCCCTTCATGTGCGGCTTGTGCTGTCCCCCCGCCCGGGAGGTGGTAGCAAAGCGCCCACGTTCGTCATGGTTGTGGTTGTACTTCTGGACCGCCTCCCGATAAATATGCTCCTGAATCAGGAAGTCCCGGAATGTCATGGCCATGTCAATTCACCTCCACGAATTTCACCGCGCACCGGCAGTTGGGGTGCGCCGGCGGCATCAGCCTTACCTGCGGGTCCGTCAGTCTGGTCTGAAAGGGGAAGGGGTCGTCCATGGCCCGGCGCATCCCCTCCATGCCGCCGCACACGGGGCAGGTCCGCTCATCGGCTGCCGTGGACCACTCCTTCATCATCTCCGGCAGCAGGTCCTGCGCCTGGGCCTGCTTTGTGCCCCAATAAGCCCCCTGGTTGTAAGCAAAGGCCAGCTCTGTCCGGGCGATCATGAAGGCCCGGTATCGGTGCTGCCTGGCGCCGTAGCGGATGGCTTTGTCCAGCGCCGCCTGTCGGGTGGCCCCGCGCTTGATCAGGGTGTTGTAGTAGTTGAGGTTGGCCTCCGCCTGCCCCCGGTACAGCCCCACCATGGGCCGGATGACCCGGGCCAGCTCGTCCACGCTCAGCAGCTCCATGACCGCCGCCCGGTGGACCACTGCCCGCAGCCCCTCGATCTGGTCCTGGGTCACGGCGGTCACGAAGTCCGCCGCCCGGCTGTCGGTCCAGCTCTGGACGCCGTCGCCCATGGGGTCGAAGACCCAGTCCGCCGCGGGGACTGCAAGGCTCCGGGCCCCGGCGTCCATGGCGTCCTTCCAAAGGGGGAGAAGGTGGTCCCGGACGAAGCGCGCATAGTCCTGCTGCCAGGCCATCACCACCCCGGGGTCCAGGTCCCCCCGCAGGATCGCCTCCCGCAGGGCCTTGTAGGTGATGGCGTTGCCCTGGTAGCCCCAAAGGTGGACCAGGATGGCCGCCAGCTCCGGCTCCGCCGTGTCCAGGAAAGCCCGGAGCTGGGCCAGCACGTCCGGCTCTCCCGCCTTGCGAACGGGAGACCGAATCCTCTTTCTGCTGAATCGGTAGCTCATGCGACTGGCCTCCTTGTGTGAATAAATATACAGAAAATGGGTAAATATACACAAAATCTATCCCCAAAGTTTGGGGACATTACGGGTGAAAATGACTTGATAACGCTGGTGATGTACGGTAAGCTACACACGACCTCGGGAGGGGCCCGGGGGAATGAATATGCAAAATCTGAAAGGAGCCTCTCATGAAAGACAAAGACCTGGAGAAAATCGCCGCGATGAAAACCCAGACCTTCGGTGTCGAGGTTGAAATGTACAACATCAGCCGCAGGAATGCCGTCTACGTGGTGTCAGATTTCTTCGGCACCCGAGGAACCGTCCAACACGCGGGCGGGGCCTATGACCGCTGGACCTGCCGGGACCGGGGCGGCCGCGTCTGGCGGTTCGACAGTGACTCCAGCATCGGTCGCCGCGGGTACTCCGGTCCCTGCTGCGAGCTGGTCACGCCGATCCTCCGGTACGAGGACCTGGAGGACCTGCAGGAGGTCATCCGCAAGCTCCGGGCCGCGGGTGCCCAGTCCAACCCGAGCCACACCTGCGGGATCCACATCCACGTGGGCCTCCAGGACCACACCGCTAAGACCCTGCGGAACCTGGCTAATCTTATGGCCTCCCACGAGAATCTGCTGATCCACTCGATCCGCATCGCCCAGAACCGCACAGAGCGCTGGTGCCAGACCGTGAACCGGTCCTTCCTGGACCGGCTGAACCGGGAGAAGCCAGCCACGATGCAGGCTCTGGCTGACGTCTGGTATGAAAGCCACTACGCCAGCTCCGGCCGCACCGCCCACTATAACCGTTCCCGGTACCACATGCTCAACCTCCACGCCTCCTTCACGAAAGGGACCGTCGAGTTCCGGCTGTTCCAGTTCGATAACCCCTCCGGCGGGCGGAAGGGCGGCCTCCACGCCGGCCAGCTGAAAAGCTACGTGCAGCTCTGCCTGGCGATGAGCCAGGCCGCTAAGGACCTGAAAACCTGCAGCCCCAAACAGCCCCAGGTGGAAAACGAGAAGTTTGCGATGCGGACCTGGCTGGTCCGGCTGGGCTTCGTCGGGGACGAGTTCAAAACTGCCCGCGACATCCTCACCCGTAACCTGGACGGCGACCTGGCCTGGCGCCACGGTCGTCCGTCCGCCGCCGCCCCGGCCGTGGAAGCCGCGGCCTGCTGAAAGGAGAATGCTTTTTATGAAAAGACGTCTGTACCTCGCCTACGGCTCCAACCTCCACAAGGAGCAGATGGCCTATCGCTGTCCCGACGCTACGGTCTCCGGGGTGGGCTTCCTGGAGGGCTACGAGCTCCTGTTCAAGGGCTCCAAGACGGGCTCCTACCTGACCGTGGAGCCCCGCGAGGGGTCCCAGGTCCCGGTGGCCGCCTGGCTGGTCTCTGAGGCCGACGAGCGGCGCCTGGACCGCTACGAGGGCTTCCCCGCGTTCTATTACAAGAAGGAGCTGGTGCTCCCGATCTGGAACCTTAAGTCCGGCAGGGTCTCCCGCCGTCGGGCTTTCGTCTACATCATGCACGAGGAGCGGAAGCTGGGCGTTCCCTCTCTGGTCTACTGGAGGACTTGCCACGAGGGCTACCGGGATTTCGATTTCGACCCGGCGTACCTCAAACGGGCCCTGGATCAAACCCCGCTGGCCACGGAGCCGGAGCTCTGGGCCCGTCAGGCTCTCCGCGAGAAGGGAGGTGCGTCCGCATGACCGACAAGCGCCTGCAATCCCTCCGGGACGTCTATCGTCCCGGAGTCCGGGTGGAGCTGATCCGCATGGACGACCCCCAGGCTCCGCCTCCGGGTACACGGGGAACCGTCCGGGGCGTGGACGACGTGGGCTCCGTCCTGGTGGACTGGGACAACGGTTCCGGCCTGAATGTCGCATACCCCCGGGACCGCTGCCGCATTCTGGTGGGGGAGTGGTCCCCCCGGGTCCGGGAACAGATCCGGGCCATCCGCGCCACCGGGGAGACGAACATGTTCGACGTCCCTGCGGTCCAGGCCATCGCCAATCGGGAGGGCTACCACGACCTGGTCCTTTATCTGGTGGACCATAAACGGGCCTACGCGGACTTCATCCTCCGCGGAGACCGCTGATCGTTTCTCCCAGCATACACCAAAACCGCCCAGGTCCGGGTTGCACCGGTCCTGGGCGGGTACTTGTATCCCCCGGCCGCTTATGATATACTGCGTTTGAAGGGTGGGTGAGGCCAATGCCAAAATTTCAAGATCTGACCGGCCAGCGCTTCGGAGACCTGCTAGTCCTCCGCCGTGCCCCCGAGGACTACGTCAGCCCTGCCGGGAAGCACACCGTCCGATGGGAGTGCCTCTGCGAGGCTTGTGGGCGGCGGGTGACGATGTTGCGCAACTCGCTCAAGAACGCGACCTCCTGCGGTTGCCGTAGGAACGACAACCTCTACAAGGACCTTGCCGGTCAGCGTTTTGGCCGTTGGACCGTCCTGGAGCGAGTCCGGCGGGAAGCGCCGCACTCAAACGGCGCCTGGTACGACTGGCGTTGCCGCTGCGACTGTGGGACAGAACGCTTGGTGGATTCCAAGAGCCTGCTTTCTGGGCGTTCTCGGTCCTGTGGCTGTGACACGGCGGAAAAGGCCACTCAAAGGATTGCGCCCAACAAGGACAACGTCCTCCAGCGGTATGAAGGAACGGTGGTTTCTAAATTGCGGCCGGGTAAGCGCCTCAACGCGAACAATCAGTCTGGGATCAACGGTGTCTACTGGTCGCCCAGGGAGCAGTGCTGGATCGCGAAAATCGGCCTACAAAACAAAAGCATCACCATCGGACGTTTTGCCAGCCGCGAAGCTGCCAAGAAGGCCCGCATTGACGCGGAGGTCGAGCTTTACGACCCCATTGTGGAGGCGTATGACGAAGAGACCCGGGAGGCGGGACGAAACGTCCGCCAGCTGGCCTGTGCCCGCTGCGGACAGTGGTTCACGCTAACCCACCACAAGCAGCTGTACTGCCCGGAATGCCGGGAAAAACGAAAGGCAAAAAAGCCCCGATCAGAGTAAACTGATCGGGGCTTCGTGTTATTCACCGACGTCTTCAAGGTCTACCCGTTTATACCCGCCGCGCAGGGCCTGGGTAACCTGATCTTCCGTCCAGTTATACTTATCGCAGAACGCTTTGGTCCCGCGATTCATAGCCCGGCTGTGTTCGGCGGCTACCTCAGCCGTCGGGCGAGCCGGGCCGACTACCTTGATGGTCTTGGGGTCAAGAACAGGTTCACCGTCCGAGCCGACGCCTATGACGGTACCCGTAACGAGGTAGGTGTAGTCGTGGCTCGCGTAGGTCATTTTATCCCAAACACTGACGCCGACTTCCTCCTCGCCTGATGAGTGGTTGACGGAGTTCCGAAGTCCCCCGGCGGCGGCAATCTCGGGCTCATCCGGGTTGTTGGTACCCCTAAAAAACACACCGTCTGTCTTGGCGCCGCTCAGCCTTGCGATTTCATTTTCAACTGCGAACTTTACGACGTAGCGTGTATCGCTCTGCTTAGGCGTAACAAAAACGCCGTTTTCCAAAATCGCATTTGTGTAATTCCCAGACACATACTTGCCGTTTACAAAGCCATTAGCGCTGGGAGATATGCACACGCGCAGCTTCCCCGTTTCGTCAGGAGGAACCCGAAAAGCTCGATCCCCGTATGTCCCCCCGGGTTTATACACGGTGCCGCCTGCTGTATACTTGCCACCGCCTACGTTTGCCCAGACTCGATGCTCCACGCCTGAACCGCCCCCTCCAGATGACCCCCCTGGTCCGCTGGCAAAGCGCCCCCGGGCGTCATGGTTGTGGTTGTACTTTTTAACAGGGAGTATATCATAGCGCTCTCCGGAAGTCCAGTCGTTCTGTGAGGCTGTGGGTGCTTCTCTGACGCCCTTTTCGATCTCCCCCTGTGTCTTGTGGCCCTCCCTAGCCATCCGGACGCTCCTGGTGTCCTCCAGGGCTTCCCTGGCGGGCTTTTCGCGCTCCTGGTCCTCCGCGTTCGCAGCGGATGGCCTGGGTTGGCCTCCTTCCTTCCGGTCCGGCAGACCCCCGGCCCGGCGCACGGTGTCCTCCAGTTCGTCGTCGGGCTCCAGCAGGCCGACGCCGATCATGTCCTTGAGGAAGGTGGACAGGGTCATCAGGTCTGTATCCTCGATGTCGCCGTGCTCCATGGTGGGATAGCCGCTGATCCCCTTGAAGTGGTCGCCGTTGAGGTCGATAAGCCGGGGGATTGCCTGGATGTTGAATACCTCGCAGATGACGTCCAGGTATGTGCCGATGGCCAGAGCAAAGATCTTTGTTTTGCTGTCCGCCAGGGCGAAGGACCCCACCTGCTGCTGGCCCAGCATCACGAAATCCGCCAGGACGCTGGTGGCGATCTGCTTGTTGTACCGGTCGATGATGGCGTTGGTGTCAAACTGCCGGCGGCTGCCGGAGGTAAGCAGCTGGAGCTCCCAGCCGCTCTGGGAGCCGTCAGCCGCCTTGCCCGGCAGCACCAGGCCCTCCCGTGCGTCCCTGCGGATGCTGGAGACGATGTATTCCGCCCGGCTGAGGGCGCTCGCCGCGTCCGGGTCGTCGGGGTTCCAGATGTCCAGCTCCGGCGGCGCGTACAGCACCGGGAAGCCTGCCAGGTCCCGCTCGATGCCGTATGCCTCGATCTCGCACAGCCGCTTCTTGAAGTACCAGTCGCGGTAGGCGTTGCGGAGGATGCTCCGGCCCTCCGGGTTGTCCTTCCGGCTCCGGGTGCGGAAGTGCAGGGCCTTGTCCAGGGGGATGGTGATCTGCTCAAAGTCCGGCGCAGGCTGCTGGGTCATGCCCTCCAGGTCATCGGTGCCTGGGGTGTAGTTCCAGCCGTACAGGGTGTCCTGGGCGCGGATAGGCAGTTTCCGCCAGCCGATGAGCCCGTCGTTGTACTTGCTGTTGGTGATCGGAGAGGACGTCTTCCCGCACCGGCGCTTATACACGATCTCGTGGTAGCTCCACCCGTAGGTGAGGAAGGACAGAATCTCGGACAGCGTGTCCGCCCAGGTCCGCTCCATGTCGTCCATGCAGCTCTCGACGAACTCCGCGGCCTCCACGTCCGCCCGGTCCTGGGACGCGGGTTCGATGTGGAACTCGCACTTCCGCATGAGCATCTCGATTGCAAAGAGGATCGCCCCGATGGTGGAGTCGTTGTCCGCCATCTCCTGGTACACCTGGACACCCTCGTTGCCCTGGAGCTCCCGCAGGAATTCTTCAAAAAATACGGACTCGCCGCCCGCGCTTCCCCATCGTAGCTGACCGATCCGGCCAAGCTCCCCGGTTTTCCCGGCCATAGCATTCCCTCCTTATCGTCCGCAGGTCAAAACAGCGGCACGTCCTCGTCGTTCTTCGGCTTCGTCATCTCGTGGTAAGCGATGGCGCTGTTGACTTGGTCCAGATCCCGCTCGATCTTGTCCAGGGCGTTTTTATTGGCCGCCAGCTTCTGCTTGAGGTCCATCCAGGGGTGGGCCTTCAGGCTGTTCTCCACGGCGGTGACCGTCGCCTTTTTCTTCTGCTTGTCCGCGTACAGCCTGCGGGCCTCCGATTTCAGCTTGTCCAGGCTCTGATAGACCCTGCCCCCGGCTCGCTGCTTCAGCTGCGCCCGACGCACCGAGGCGTCGTGGGCCTTGCTTTTTCCCGGCCTGAACGTGAAGGACGCCGCCCCGGATTCCGTGGAGAAGCGCCCGTCCGCCCCGTGATACGGGTTGAATTTCCGGACCTCTATGATGGTGTCGTATTTGCTCATCTGGTACCTCCCCCTATCGCCTGAACCAGTAGCTCTGCTTGTCCAGCGGGCTCTCCCTGTGTATCGAGGGCGGGGCAGAGGACACGTTCATGTGCTCCAGTTCGTTGAATGCGTTCGATCCGGCGTCCACCAGGTCCTTGTATTTGCTCTCCGGGAAGCTCTCGTACTGGCCCAGCAGGTCCTCATTCCACGGCCCCGCTACCAGGGCCACGTTCCCGGCCTGCCACTGAGCCGCGAAGGGCTCCGCCCGGCTCTCTTTGCTGCCGGTCTCCCGGACGGCCCGGATGGAGAACCCCGCAAGCATTTTGACGTAGCTCTGGGACTGCTCCTTTCCGGCCTGGCCGGGGTCGATGGACATGCGAATCCGCACCCGCTTGAATCGGGCCTTGTCGGCTATGGCGCACTGCTTCACCAGTGCCCGCACCTTTTCGGCCTTATATCTGTGATTGGTGGCGTCCCCGATGACGTAGCTGCCGTCCCGGCGCTTTCCCAGCAGGACGCTGGCCGTGTAGGCGGGGTCTCCGCCCTCGCTGGTGTCGGTGGCAGCCAGGTCCCAGCCCCGGACCCACTGGACCACGTCGCCGGGGATCTCCGGCAGCAGCTCCGGGATGGCTACACGGGGGAAGTAAAGCCCCCGGGCCGCTTTGATCTTCCAGTTGCCGTAGAGAAGCCGCTCCCGCTCCACCAGGGTCTGGGCTTTAAGGTTGGAGAGGTAGCCGGGGTCGGCTTGCATCAGCACCTGGTTGTCCATGACTGTGGACGGGATGAAGGTCACGCTCTTGACGTCTTCCTCTGTGAGCTGCTGTTCCGGCGGAACGTCACCCAGCCTCTCGTTGCCGGCGTCCACCGCCGCCATGGGGGAGTCTCCCCAGATGACTTCCTCGTTGACCCGGACGAAATAGCGCAGAACGCCGCTCCGCTCCGGGATGGGGTAGCCGGTCTCCGGGTCCCACCACCACTGGATGAACGCCGCCACCCAGCTGTCCGCGTCGGGGTTGCAGCTGGCCCGGACGTAGGGCCTCACCCCGCAGGTGGACCGGTTCCGGGAGAGCATGTAGAAAAACTGGAACGCGGAAAAATGGGTCAGCTCGTCAAACTCGATCAGGCAGATTTCCGTGCCCATCCAGTCGTACACCTCTTCATCCCGGCTGATCTGCCGGAAGCTGACCTTTGCCCCGCGGGGGAATTTCCAGTAGGGCTTGGGGGACTTGATGGGCCGGGCGCCCGGGTAGAATTTGTACAGCTTCATGCTGGCATCCCACAGGCCGCCCTCCTCCCTGATCTGCGTCATGGACGAGCGGAAAATGACCGCACCGAAGTCCGGGTTGTCCACGTGGCGCAGGGGCTCATACAGGATGGACCAGCTCTTGCCCCCGCCGGCGGCCCCGCCGTAGATCACGATGTCCGCCGGGCTGGCCAGGAATTCCTCCTGTTTTGGCTGCGGGCGGATCACCGTTGTCATTGGGTACACACCTCCGCACATACTCGACATACCCGCAAAAATACACGGTTGATGGCTGCAGCGCACGGCGGGCGGGAGCGCGGAGCTCCCGCTTTGACGCCGGTCGGGAGTTGCGCCCGGGCAGTCAAATACCGCCTGTTCTCCACGCGATGGTGGCAGGGGGATTCCACGGGTTGCTGTTTTGTGCGCTGCGATCTCATGAAAGACCAGGGATTCATCCGATCCCTGTGGAGCCGGTGGCGGGACTCGAACCCGCGACATCCTGTTTGGAGGACAGGCTCCCTTACCATCTAGGCGACACCGGCGTATGCCCCCACTTGCGGCAGGGGGCGCTCATCCGCTTTGACCCGTCCGTGGCTCCGGAACCGTAGACGGGCGCCTGGCCAGACTTCTGGAGGCGGGCCTTGCACCCGCATCTCCCCCGAATCGTGGGGGTGATCTTCCTTCTGCGCTCTCACGCTTGATCTACGCCAGCTTATGGCGGGGGAGGGCCGGCCTCCCCCGGATGTCGCTTGCTGGGCGACGATTAGGCTTCGTTGTCCTCGCGCTGATTGTCGGGCATATAGAATGTCACGGGCGGCATACTCTCGCCGGTCCGCTCTTCTACCACATCCCCCACGTCGCCGTGCGCGATGCGTTCCATTCGCGTCCCTACCTCTGCCAGCCGGGCGATGTCCGCGGCCTTGATCTCCTCGGTAGGGAACTGACGCAGGGCGTTGGTGGCCTTGGTCCTGAGAGCCTTGCCCAGCAGGGCGTGCTCCCTCCGCATCTCCCGGATAGCATCTATCTGGGCCTGCTGGGCCAGACGGTCCTGCTCCCGGTCCCACGCCTGGACCCGGTCAGTCCATTGCTGCTGTGCGCTGATTTTGCTGATTTGACTCATGCTTTTTCCCAGGGTTTCGGCCACCTGCCGGAGGCTTCGGCTCGGTCCAAGGTCACGGTAGAGCTGGAACTGCTCCCACGCTCGGGCGCCTTCTCCGGTCTGCCGGTCCCACGGCGCCGCGTCCTCCGGAGCGTAATACCTCCTACGGCCCATGGTCAATCACCCTCCTGATTCTTCGGCCTGCCGGGGCCGACCGACCGCACGACCACCGTGGGGTACCGCATTCCAGCGACCTCTTCGCTTCTGCCATTCTCTTCCGCCCACTGCCGGACCAGGTCAACGTAGCGCAGCCGCTCTCCGTCCCGGATACACACGGCTCCGCAGTCGCGGGCCTGCTGGACGTACCGACTCAGGATCACGTCGCAGTAGCTCGGGTCCAGCTCCATGGTGAAACACCGCCGCCCGGTCATCTCCGCCGCCAGCAGGGTGGACCCGCTGCCCCCGAAAAAGTCCAGCACGATCTCTCCCGGCTGGCTGCTGTTTTCGATGGCCCGCCGGGCCAGCTCCACCAGCTTCTGGGTGGGGTGCAGGGTCCCGGTCTCCCGGGAGACCTCCCACACGGTGTTGCCCCGGTCCTCCTGCATGAGAGTCAGGTCCGCGCCGGCGCCCAGGCGAACGTACCGCAGCTTCTTACCCTTGGGGGCCTTGTCCGTGATACATAACATCCCGCCGTTGCCGTCGGTCAGCACCAGCCCCGGACCGAGGGTTGTGGCTGCATGGCCGTCTTCTCTGGTGGTCGCCCGCCAGACGGTGTGCTGGGCCCGGTCCCCGAAGAACCGGGGCTTGACGCCCGCTCTGGAGGCGTAGAAGCAGGGCTCGTGGGCCCACTGGTAGTCGGCGCGCCCCAGGGCGATGCCGTTCTTGGCCCAGACCAGGTACTGGTTTTCCATGAGCCCCGCCGCGGTCATCGCGTCCTCGAAGTCCCGCCGGGTGCTGCTGGCGTGCCAGATGTAGAACGCAGCCTCCTCGATGGTGTGCTTCCGATACAGCCGGAATGCGGGGAGGAGCAGGTCCCGGTACAGGTCGTCGTGGGTCTTGTCGTCGTTGCGGATCATCCCGAACGCCCCGCTCTGGGTCTCATAGCTCACCCCGTAGGGCGGGTCCGTGTGGACCATGTGGGCAGTCTCTCCATCCATGAGCCGCTCCGCGTCGGCCTCCCGTGTGGCGTCGCCGCACAGGAGCCGGTGCCCGCCAAGCATCCACAGGTCTCCGGGCTTGGTCATAGGCGGGAGAGGCTGCTCATAGGGCGTGTCCTGGCCGGTGCTTTCCTCCGGGTCCTCCCCGGCGATGCTGTCCAGAATGCTCTCCAGGTCCTCCGCGGTGTAACCGGTCAGCTCCATGGGGAAGTCCTCCTGGGTCAGCTCTGCCAGCAGGTCGGCCAGCTTCACGTCGTCGATCTCCGCCAGCTCCGCCAGACGGTTGTCGGCGGTGAGGTCAGCCCATTCCTCCGCCTCGCTGCTGTAGTCCTGGTACTCCACCGGGCACTGGGGGATGCCGGCCAGTCGCGCCGCCGCCAACCTCCCGTGGCCCTTGACCACAAAGCCGCTTCTCCGGCTGATGGTGATGTTCTGCCGCCAGCCGGTGGAGGAGATGATCTTCGCCAGCAGCTCCACCTGGGCCTCCGGGTGGGTGTTCGGATTCCGGGGGTTGCCTACGATTGCGGCGGTGTCTGCCAGCTCATCGTAGGTGCAATAAACCGGCACGTCCCCGGTCCAGGACCGGGGCTCCGCCGTGGATTGATAGTTCGCCATGGGTAGTCTCCTTTCGATTATAGCCTCTTTCTGAAAATTCCGGGTTGCACCCGGATTTCCACCGCCTGGACGTGCCCGCCCCTGCGCTCCAGCTTATACACCACTGCGGGCGGCAGAACGATGTAGTCCCGCCCGTGGCGGGTCAGCTTCCAGGCCATGGTGTTGATCCAGGGGTAGAGGACCGTGCTGGGCAGCTCCAGCGCGTCCCGCCACCGCTGGATGATGGTGCGGGAGACGCCGAAGACCGCCGCGATCTCATTGTCCGTGCGGCCCTGCTGCCACAGCCGGAACGCCTCCCTGTCGTCGTATCGCTTCACCCGGTACCGCTTGGGCGGGTCCGGCCGGGGGGCGGGCGCAAAATTACGCCCGTCCTCCTGGTACTTCCGCGCTCGGTATTGTCCATAGGAGAGACCCAGTTCCTTGGCCTCCAGGACCTCTTTTTCCAGCAGAGTCATTTCCGTTCCCCCTTCCGTCGCAGGCCCAGGAGCCTGGCCAGGTCCCAGAAGCTCTTCGGGTCCAGCCCTGTCTGCGTCCTGGTGGCCGTGAGATGGTGCCGCACCGTGTCCTGCCCGACGCCCAAGCGCCGCGCCGCCTCCGAGACCTTCATCCCGGCGTCCGCGTATGCCTCAAGCACCCGGCGGCGGTTTTCGTCCAGCCAGATCATACTCATGTCCTCCTTTCCCAGGGCCTTTCCCTGGGTGCAAACTGCCGGGCATAAGCCATCAGCTCCCGGTTCTTTTCCAGGCAACTCGGACACAGCTTTCGGCCCTCCGCGGGTTCAGCGCCGCACCGGACACATCGCCCCGCTTCGACCCAGCCCTTTTTCTTCCCGGACCGGAGCCGGTAGGCCGCGCCCGCCCGCCTCTGTTGAATGAGGCAGGTCGGGCACACGGCATTGGGACCCGTGACTGGCTTGCCGCAGTTGGTGCAGCGCCCGGCGTCCTTGTACCGGTGATACCGCTCCCGTTTCTGCGCGTTCTTCCGTTCCCGCTGCACAGAGGTCATGCTGGCGTCGCGTTTGGCCTGGCGCAGGGTCTGCTTTTCGATACAGGACGGACAACGAACGCGCCCGTCAAACGCCGCCTCCCTGCAGCAGATCACGCAGATCCCCTTGGCCTTGCAGTAGTCGTACTTGGCTTTTTTCATCTGCCGCTCCCGCTCGCGGCTCTCAGTGGACGCCTTCATCCTCGGCCTCCTTCGCGCCCAGCAGGGCCCCCAGGTACCAGCTGGCCTTCCGCAGGTCCTCCGCGCCGTTCTTGTGCTTCCAGCGCCACAGGTACTTGATGGCGTTACCCGTGCAGTACCCCTCGTAGCCGTCCAGCCCGGTGCAGGCGGCCTTGATAGCCTCGATGCACTCAACGCCGCCCTGGGTGTAATGGCTGGGATGATTGACGGGATCGTGCTCTTGGGGCCTGCTCTCGGTCAAAGTACCCTGCATCTTAAGCCGGGCCATCAGCAGCCGAATCAGGGCCAAAGTGTCCCGTGCAAACTCATTCGGACAGTATCCGTTGTACGGGCACACCGCGCAAGTTTCGCTGCTCTGGCAAATCTCCAGCGCCTGAATGACCTTATCTCCGTCTGCCCTTGTCATCCCTGCGCCTCCTTCCGATGTGCTTCCAACCGTGCCAGCCACCGGTCTGCTTTTTCCTGGGAGAGGAAGTCCCGGACCGGCTGTTCCTCTGTCAGGAATCCGGCCGCCACCAGGCAGGCCAAAACATCACCGAGCTCCTCCCACATACTATCGATGCATTCGACCCTGGTTTTCGGGGTCCAGTTGGTTCCGTCCAGGGCCCTTCGGAGCTTCAGGGCGGCCTGAGCCAGCTCACTGCACTCCTCGGCCAGCGCCGCCAGGAGCTCGGGCACCGGCAGTATCTCGATAATCCTATCACTGATAATCATGGTCAGTCCTCCTTTTCGCCCATCTCCATGTAGAGCCTGCTGGCCAGCACGTCCCTTGCCCCCTGGTATTTTCCCCGGTACTCGTCCTCCGTGCCCCCCAGGGGCAGGAGATAGTAAATCTGGCAGATCTCCATGCCGGGGTACACCATGGTGGGCTGCTGGACGGTCAGCTCCAGGGTCCAGCAGCCGCAGTAGCCGATGTCCCCAAAGCCCGCAGTTACGTGGACCCCAAGCCCCAGTCGTCCCAGGCTGCTCCGCCCGGCCAGCAGGGGAACGAGCCCGTGGGTCTCGGTGTACTCCATGGTCTTCGCCAGGTAGACCCGCCCGGGCATCAGCTTGAGCCCTTCCTCCGGGATGACGCTCTGCCGGACCCGGTTGTCCTTCTTGGGGTCCAGGACAATCTCGTCGTAAACCAGCAGCGCCGGGGCCAGCCGCAGGTTGTAACTGTTGGGCCCCAGGCGAGACACGTCGAAGTCCTCGATGACCAGCGCCCCGCTTTCCACCTTCGCCCTGATTTCACTGCCTGTCAGAATCATTTGACCGTCTCCTCTCTCATTTTTGCATTGTTTCTGCGAGTTTTCCGCAGAGTTTTCCACAATTATGGCTTCAAACGTGTGGAAAACTCGACCGCACTCCAGGCACCTGCGTCTTCGCTTGCGTTCCGTCCCGCTCGGGTTGGACCTGGAATCGACGCATCGGGTGTTCCAGCTCCCGCAGTCCGGACACTTCATGGTCTCACGCTCCCTTCTTTGCCTGTTCTATCCGTGCCTTGAGGGCCCGCATCAGAGCCTCTTGGCTGTCGCCCTTGCTGTGAAGGGCGCCGATCACCGCCTCGTCCATTCCACCCTGCACCACCAGGTGATGGCTGATCACGGGATAGGGCTGTCCTTGCCGGTGCAGACGCTTGTTCGCCTGCTGGTAGATCTCCAGGGCCCAGTTAGGGTACCCGAACCAGATTGCATGGTGCCCGCCGGCCTGGAGGTTCAGACCGTATCCGCAGCTGACCGGATGGGCCAGCAGGATGTCCACTTCTCCGGCGTTCCAGGCCCGTTCGTCCTCCGGCCCGTTGTAGACCCGCACCTGCAGGCCACTCTGGGTCAGGGCCTTGACCAGCCGGTCCCGCTCGTGCTTGAACCAGTAGAACACCAGGGCGTGTTCGCCGTTCAGTTGCTCCACGCACTCCAGGAACGCCTCGATCTTGCAGTCATGGATGGCCACCACGTTGCCCTCGGTATCGTAGACCGCCCCACTGCACAGCTGCAGCAGCTTCCCGTTCAAAACCGCGGCGGTCCCGGCGGTGATGGTCTGTTCGTCCACCTCCAGCAGCATCTCCTTTTCCATCCTCCGGTAGGCTTTCGCGGCCTTGGGGTCCAGGGTCACCGGGATAACGTCCTCGACGTAGTCCGGCAGGGCCAGGTAGTCCTCGGCTTTCATGCTTACGCAGATGTCGCTGATGGCTTCCCGGATCTTCTTCTCCGCTCCGTCCAGCAGGGTGTATGTCCGATACAGCTGTCCGGGCCGGGCCCGGTCCTGCTTAAAGAACGCTTCCCGGTAGGCGGTGATGGTGCGGCCCAGCCGCTGTCCCTGATCCAGCAGGTAGATCTGCGCCCACAGATCCTCCAGTCCGTTGGGGGCCGGGGTGCCGGTCAGGAGGACCAGCCTCCTGATCCGGTCCCGTACCATCCGCAGGGCCTTGAAGCGCTTGCTGGCCGGATTCTTGAAGCTGGAGGACTCATCCAGCACCACCGTGTCGAAGTCCCAACTGTTTCGGAGATAATCCACCAGCCACGGGACGTTCTCCCGGTTGATGACGTAAAGGTCGCCAGGGGTGCTCAGGGCCTGCACACGTCGTTTCGCGCTGCCGAGGACGGGTACAACCCGCAGGTGTCGCAGGTGGTCCCACTTGGCGGCCTCGCGGGCCCAGGTGGCCTCCGCCACCTTCTTCGGGGCTACCACCAGGACGCGGGCCGCCGCCCACCGGTTGTAGATCAGCTCGTTAACGGCGGTCAGGGTGATCACCGTCTTGCCGAGACCCATGTCCAGGAAAAGCCCCACGCTCGTGTCCTCGACGATGCGCTGGATGGCGTAAGCCTGATAGGGGTGTGGGTGGAATCTCATGGGGTCTCGCTTCCCTTCGCCTCTCGTGTATGCTCCTCTGCGGTTTTGAGCCAAGCCTGGTATTCTCGCTCCGCAATGGTCAGCATTCGGAGGTACCGCTTCATCCGATTGAGCTCTCGCCGGGCCTGCAGGAGGCTGTAGTTTGCCGCGGCAATGTGCAGCCACTGATCAGCCATGGCGGTCCCCCTCCTTTCCACAGAGGTCCAGGAACCTGATCACGTCCTCCGCGCCGTAGAGGACCTGGACCTCGCAGCCCAGCCGCCCCATGACGCCGATCTGGAAGCTCTGCACCGGGCTCAGCCGCCCCCGTTCCGTCTTGAGCTCCACGAAGACGACCCTCCCTCCCGGCAGAATCACCAGCCGGTCCGGCACTCCGTTGTTCCCGGGGGAGACGAACTTGTACGCCCGCCCGCCCAGGGCCTTCACTCCCTTCACCAGCTTCTGCTCGACGGTGGATTCTTTCATGGTCTCACTCCTTCCTGGCTTTGTCTCAAAAATGAGCGAAAGCCTAAAACCTGATGGGCCAACATTGTCTCGCGCGCGCGTATAGGCACGAATATGCGGGCGCAACGGGTGTAAATGCGTGGTTTTTACCCGTTTTTTTTATATGCTTCTTTAGAATGTTGCTTTTGTTGCTCTTGTTGTAAACCCTTGATTTATAAGGCTTTTTTCGGCAACATTGGTCGACAACAATCTTTTTCTTTGTTGCCAGAAGAATGTTGCCATTTGAGCCCTGTTTTCGGGCTTTTGTTGCCGCTAAATTACCCGCTTAAAACACCTCTGTTTCCCATACGGTTTTCCTGCCCCGCGGACTCCTGCGCGGCTCCATCCGGGCGTATGTTCCAGGATGCTGTTGATCTCTTTCGCGTCCGATTTCCGCATATCTCCCGGCTTCCGGTCCAGGGCTTCGCACCAGATTTCCAGGGCGCAGACGCGGGTCCTCGGCAGCAGGCTCCCCTGGTATTGAGCCCCGCCATGGCGATAAGCCGACCGCTGTACACCGTCCCAGTCGGGCCATTCCTTGGGCACTTCGGCGTCCAGGAAGTTGTGAATGATTTCTTCCCATGGATGCAGGGTGCGGTGGTCCTCCTGGAGCTGTCGGGCGACCTCCTCCAACTCCGGCGGCAGATGGAGCTGTTCGCCCCACTGCCAGCGGGTGACGGCCTCCGCCCACACCTGGTCTCGTTCCTCGCACAGGTCCCGGAACACATCCTTGCTTCGGCCCTGCCGGTCGATGTCGCAGATCCAGAACCGCCGGCCTCCGGTGATGTCAGTGAGGCACTCGGTGCTGTTGGTGGTGCCGAAAAAGACGCACTGCCTCGGGCGATCTGCGGTGTACCTGCCGTAGGCCGCCCGGAAGTAGTCATTGGTCTTGGAGAGGAACATCTTGACGGCATCCACCTCGCTCTTGTTCATGGCCTGCATCTCCGCCACCTCATTGATCCACGTCCCCTGGATGGTCTCCATCGAGTCCTTGTCCCCGAAGGTCCGCAGGCTGTCGGAGAACCATTGGCCGCCCAGCTTGGCCAGGATCGTGCTCTTGTGGCGGCCTTGCTTGCCCACCAGCACCGTCATGGTGTCGTACTTGCACCCGGGGGTCATGATACGGGCGACCGCCGCGGTGAGGCTCTTGCGGGTGATGGCGCGAGTGTACTCCGTGTCCGCCGCGCCCAGGTAGTCGATGAAGAGGGTATCCAGTCTGGGGGTTCCGTCCCAGGTCAGCCCGGAGAGATAGTCTCGGACGGGATGGTATGCCTGGTCGCTGGCAGTGGCGGCCACCGCGTCCACCACGTCTGCCTTGGGGACCTTCCCGAAGAAGGGCTCCAGGTATATCCGGAGCTGAGCCAGGTCATCGTCGTTGATGACGGGGGAATTGCCCGGACGCTGCCATGGTACGGTTCCCTCAAGCTCCACCCGCCCGGAGAAGAGATTCAGCCGCAGCCGCCCCTTGAGCTGGGGGTCGTTGACCAGGACGTTGCGGAGGTTGTGCATGGACTTCTCCGGCGCCCCCTGGCTGTTGAGCTGCATCATCGGCGGACGCCGCCAGGCCCCGTTATCGGGCTCTACGTTGGCCTGTGCGGCCTCCTGGCCCTGGATGGGCCGGAATGCCTGTTGGACCTGTTCCCAGCGCTCGTCGGCCAGCAGGCCGCCCACAGCGGGGTCCTGGAGGGCCCACTCCGCCATGGCCTTGTAGCTGGGGAGACTGTTGCCCGTGGTCCCCGGCTGCGCTTCGTCGTCCAGGTGGCCGAACTTGTGTATCCGCACCAGGTCCCAGGCGTTGACCAGCTGCCCGCCGCAGGGGTCGGTCGCATGGTGGGAAAAGAGGAACCTGTCGTCGTCGTAGGTCACGGCTCCGCCGGTGGTGGAGCCGCCGGTGTAGGTGTACCGCCCCTCTCCCGCGGGCTCGTAGGTGCCGGGGATCAGGTCCATGGCCTGCACGACGTTGTACGTGCGGCAGAACGCGCCCACCACGCCGCGCTTGGTCTCCGGGTCCGCCTGCCTGCGGGCCAGCCGCTGAGGCGTCGCCTCGCCGGCCACACGGGGCCAGGAGGTGGTGTCCCGCCAGTCCCCGTAGGTGGCCAGCACCCCGTCCACGCTGAGGAAGGGCTTGTCCGCGGTGTAGTAGACCCACTCCCCGTCGGCGCAGCATGAGCCCCAATACATGAGGCGGCTGGGCTCGAATGTGGACGGGTCCATGGTGTCCATCCCGATCCACTCTGCTGTCCGCCTGGCCACGGCCTCGTATTCCTCTGCCGTGGCTGTCCGGTCCAGTGGAATAAGGACCCGAAGTCGGGGAGCGTCGGGCCGGTGTTTTCGGGTGGAGTAGATGCAGTAACCGGGCCCCAGACCGTCCACTCGCTTGGCGATGGTGTCGGTCTCGTGGGGCGGGATGTTGTCCAGGTCCAGGGTGAGCACATCCCGCCCGGTGACGGCGTCGGCCTTGCGGCGGGGACCGCTGAGGGTCCCTGCCACATAGCCGCCGATGTCCTTGAGGTTATCCTGCTGCCCCTTGGTGAGGCCCAGGTAAGCGCTCATGGTCTCGTTGGACCGCACCGGCAGGGCCAGTCGGTCGTAGAGCTCCGAGAGCATGAGGGTCTGCGGTCGCCAGTCGGTGGACTTCCGGCTGGCCCCGACGCTGATGGTGATTTGTCTGTCGTTCGTCAAGGGAAAAACCTCCCTGCTACGCGCTTATCCGGCTTGAATCGTCCTCATTTTTTTTAGGTGCCTATTCTTTCTCCTCTGCTTTTTCAGCTCGTCGTAATCCTTAAAACGGTTACACGTTCCGTCTTCGTTGGTGAAGCCGCCGGTGCAGTAGATTCCGCAAATGTCGTGCCTCATCCGTGCGTAATAGCACCAGGCGCAAATCGCTTTATTGTCAGTCATTTTGTATATCTCTCCATCCTACGCCGATGTAGTCCAGGACTCGACCCCAGCCGTATTCTGTGCCGTCTGAGTCCTTGCAAAGGTGATTCATAAGGTAATCCCATTCTTTGGGGTTCCTTTCTCTGAGTTGATCGAACCGGTGCGGTCTCTTTTCGATGTGGATGCCAAAGCCGCACATGGAGCACCCTGTTCGCTGTGCTTTCGTGGTGTAGAGCGTTCCGTCTGCTTTTCGGTCTATGGTGCCGTAAATCTCCGGGACGGGAACGTTCAGATCGAGGGCAAGCTGTAGCAAGTCCTGACGGTTAAAAATTGCAAACGGCGCGGATCGGATGGTGGTTTTCCCAAAATAGTTGCAGCCGTTCATCTTCAGGCTTCGCTCCCGTCTACCTCCCTCGGAGGCCATCAGTCCCAGGTAGGGAACGCTGTTGTGTTCCTTGGCCCAAATGTCACAGGGTCGCTCCTTAAGGTAGTAACAGCACTTGGAGGAGACCTGGAAGGGAGGAACCGCGTAGTTCACGCCCTCTTCTTCGTTGGCGTATCCGCCGAACTTCTCCAGCCACTTTTGGGGGAGCTTCATGCGGGTGTTCTTCCGGTTCCCGCCGTACTCTCCGGTCTCGCCGGTCACAATTGCGTGTCGGACGGTTTTGTTCTTTTCGGACGGGTGCTGCAGGAGTTCGATTTTTCCGGCAATCTCTTTTGATAAAACCGGAAAACCGAGCTCTTGGATCACCTTAGCCTTGGTCCAGTGGTGTTTCTTCCCGTCAGCGTCTTGATAGGTCAGTGGCTCCAGGCCGATTATCCCCAGATCCCGGTGGACTCTCTGGATAGAGGGGTCCTCCAAGTAGGAAGCGCTGACTCCGGGTGCGTCGATTCCGATGTGTTTCAGGAACAAAAACAGCGTGATGCTGTCCAGCCCTCCCACGCTGACGTGGTAGTTCAAGCCCCGCCGGTCGCACTCTGCGGCAAACTCCCGGGCCCGAATTGCCGCATACTTCACCTTGAATCCATATGGCTGCTGCATTTTTACTTGAAAATCAGCCATCTTCTTCCGGGTTCCCAGGCGTTCCATGCGCTCTAACACGTTTTCTTTCACTGCTTTGCCTCCCTGTTCTTCTGTCTCGCGCAAAACACGTTCGGCGGGTTCTCCCAGTCTCTGGGGATGGGTCGCACAGTGTAACACCGATGGTGTTGGACCTTCTTCGGGGCCACGCGGCTGAACGCCGCGTAAGCCGCCGCCTGGTCCTTCGCCTGGATGCCGAAGCAGAACCGCCGGGTGTTGGTGTTCCAGATGCCCCAGCTCATGGCCGCCTCCCCGTCTTCAAAGCCGTCAGACAGTCTTTGATATGCCGGCAGGCATCGCTCCAGCCTTGGGTGTAAATGTCTCTCGATTCGGCTAAGAGATTTTTTGTCATGTCTTCCGTTAGGTCTTCGGCGTGTAGCACACAGACGATGGCCGCGTCTCCGTCGATGCATCCTCTTTTGCTGGGGATCAGCTGCACAGCCTCCGCCACCTCGTTGAGCACCTTCATGGTGTCCTCGAAAGACACCCCCTCCGGCGGGTCCACGTTGCAGATGACGTGCCGGAGGGCGCCGGCGTCGATCAGGTTGCCCGTGTGGAACCGGTTCAGGACGCTGGGGTCCTGCTCCAGCTCCCACTCAATGAATCGCTGCTTACTCACTCCTTGGTGTCCTCCTTTCCCACAGTCCGATGCTTCTCACAAGAGGATTTGATTCCGCAGAATACGCACATTGCTGGGCCCGTAAGGGCGAAGCAACGGTTGAATAATACCCGGAGCAGTTCGTCGTGCGTTTCCGGCCTTTCCCGTACATCTTCTTCCCGGATGAAGGGTGCTTGCTTCAGCGCCTTAATGGGGACGACGTATTCCTTTAAGTCCCTGGACCAGACCTGGTTCTCTTGAATCAACGCCTCTCTATCTATCAAGTGTTTCATTCATCATCCTCCTGCACGGTTACCCAGTTGGCGAAGAAGTCCCAGGGTTGTCCGGTCTTCTGGCACCACAGCCACTCGACAATGGCGCCCTCGCTCCGGGTGTAGTCCGGGAGAAAGAGAACCAGGTCGGCGCACTCGATCAGCGCCAGGCTGACTTTCATGTAGTCCGCCTCCGTGAGTCCGCTGGGCAGGCAGGAGGAGGTCAGGGGGATGTGCCCCAGGGCCTCCACTGTCTTCGCGGCTACTGCAAACTTCTTCCGGTAGTTTTCGTCCCCGGTGACTTTGCCTGCGATGTAAATCTTCACGGGTGCGTCACCTCCAGGATGCCGGGGTTGCCCAGGTAGTCCAAGTCGTAGGCGGTGCATTCGCCGGGCGTGAGCTTGTGGTCGTAGACCAACAGGTCGTAGTACATCTCGGCGGGGTCATCTCTGCGCTCCACCAGCCCCTCCATCGGCTGGCATCCGGGGGAGAATCCCCGGAGCCTCATGCCGTAGAGGTATACGTTCTTTTTGTCTTTCATGGTGACTCCTTTCTCTCGTTCCGCCGCTGCTCCCACAGCTTGTACGCCGTGGGGTAATGCCGGCATACGATGTGTTCTCTTCCGTCCCAGACGTGGTACATGACGTCCGGGTAGTAGTTGTTTTGGAACAGGTGATGGTGCTTGGACTGATACAGCCCGCAGGCCCGGTCCCCCTGCAACAGCTGCACGGTCTCCCCGGCCTCGAAGGCGAAGCTGTCCAGCCAGTAGTCCAGCATTTCCTTCATGGTGACTCCGTTCTCAGTCCTTATGAAAAAATTGATTGACCCACCCGTCCGCGTTCAGCGGCAGCCCCGGGGCCCATGGCGGTGTCTGTGACATGATACGCACCACGGCGGCCAGGTCTGCCTTGTCCTCTGGGGCCTCCAACACCACCTCGTCATGGACGTCAAATACGATGCGGTATCCGGCCTCGGTGAGGTTCTCCATGGCGTAGAAAAGGCAGTCTCTTGCCACGGCCTGGGTGATGTTCTCGCTGAGCTTCCCTCCGTAGGTCTCCGTGACCTGCCACTTTTTGCTGGTGCCGTTCTGGCCCCAGTAGCAGAGGCTGGGGTTGCCGAAGCGGTTCTGCCCCGTGTGGGGCTTGGCGTAGTACAGCTTCCGTCCGCTGGGGAGTTGGATGGTTAGGAAGTCCAGATTGTTTGCCGGGTCCATCTCCCGGGAGAACACCAGGACCTGGCCTCCGGAGACCGGCACCATGGACCGCCTGCCCTCGTTGACCGCCTGCTGGGCCGCGGCGTCCACCTTGTACCAGAAGGTCTTGATCGCCAGGTTGCTGGCCCTCCACCGCTCCACGATCTCCGGCAGTTCTTCCTCCGGGATACCGGACCGCAGAGCCCCCATGTTGATGAGGGCGTTTGTACCGCCCTGGTAACCCAGGGCCAGTGTAGCGACCTTGCCCTTGGCCCGGTAGGCGTACTCCGGGTTGCCCTTTTTGATGAGCTCCATGGGGATGCCGAACATCTGCGACGCGGTGGCCTCGTAGATCTTCCCGTGGGTGCGGAACACATCCAGCACCCACTGTTCCCCGGCCAGCCACGCGATGACCCGGGCCTCGATGGCGGAGAAGTCCGCGTCCACGAACGTACATCCGGGCCCCGCCACCAGCGCCGTCCGGATCAGGGCTGACAGGGTGTGGGGGACGGAGCCGTAGGCGAATTCCACGGCTTTCCGGTTCCTGGTCTTCACCAGCTCCCGCGCCAGCTCTTCATGGTCCACGGTGTCGTGGGGCAGGTTCTGGGGCTGGACAATGCGCCCGGCCTCCCGGCCCGTCCGGTTGGCTCCGTAGAACTGCATCATGCCCCGGAGCCGCCCGTCTTCGCCCGCGGCGGTCTTCATGGCGACGTACTTCTTGTTGCTGGCCTTGCCCAGGTCCCGCCTGATCTCCAGCATCCGCAGGGCGTCCTCGTTGGGCAGGTCTTTGCCCAACAGGTCGGTGACGGTCTCCTTCCGCAGGTCCGCCACCTCTTCGTCCAGCTCCTTCTCCAGCCAGCGCCGGAGCTGGGCCACGCTGTTGGGGTTCTCCAGCCCGCTGATCTGCTGGGCCTCCCGGACCAGCATGTCGCTGTTGACGGCGTCCATGGCGAGGGCGGCGTCTACCAGCTCCAGGTCCACAGCCACGCCCCGGAGGTTGATTCGCTGGTCCAGGACCCACTGCCGCTGGACGTCTTCCGGCACCGGGAAGCCCGACAGCCTCCGTTCGATTTCCATCTCCGCCACCACGTCCTGCCGGTTGTACTCGATGAACAGATTCCACTTTTCTGGGTCGTGATGGGGAAGGTTCCTGGTCCGCTGGCCGTTGGTCTTCGTGGGCTTACAGGGTTTGCAGAAGTAGGTGATGAGGCTCTTGCCCACGCTGTCCTTCTGCTTGTCCTGGGGCAGGCCCATGGCCGCACCAACCGCGCCAAGTCCCGCGGGAAGCCCGCAATACTGACCGTGGAGCATGGTGCATCGCCACTGGCTGGCCCAGATGGCGGTCTCCGCCTCGGTCATACCGAGGTACCGGCTGAGGCAGTACCACTCGAACGCGGCATTGTAAGCGTGCAGTGTGATACCTGGGTCTAGGAGAACATTTCGCATCCAGGACAGCGCGGTTTCATGGTTGCACTCCGGGTGTGTCAGGTCGATCACTTGAACCGGCCCGCCGTCTATGCTGTACGCAAAGAGGAGGATGGCAAAGGCCGGACTTTGCGCGTATTTGAAAAGTCCGGCCTTGCCCAGATCCACGTCCGAGTAGGTCTCTATGTCAATCGACAGGTGGTGGATCTGATTCATGGTTAATACACGCCCCAGCCGCCGTCATTGGGAATCGGGGAGGCGTACTGCTGTGCTGCCTGCTGGTAAGCCTGGGCGGTAGGGCTGGGCTGGGGAGGCGCCCACCCCGTTGGACCGGGCTGAGGGGCCGCAGGCTGCCCGTAGGCGGGTCCTGCGCTCAGGGCGGGGTCCTGGGTCGCTACCGGCTTGAAGGCGTCCTGCGCGGTCACGGTGTTGCCCAGAGGCGCGTCGTCCCGGATCTTCTGGACCCCATTTAGCCCAACGCCCACGCCCTTCTTGCCTGCGTTGGAGTAGGGGAAGAAGGTCACACTGATGTTGCCCCACATTCCGCTGTAGATCTGGGTGGGGTCGAGGATGGGCTGAACCTGACCGTCCACCACGAAGGGAGGACGGTCGGCCTTGCACCCGGCGGTAAAGACCCACATCCCCTGGCACTCCGGGCCGAAGGCGGAGCCGTCGCTGGGCCGGGGGCCGTCGCCGTCGTGGACGCTGATGGCAGGCTGGGGCGGCCGGACCCCGTTCCACTTGGAGCTGACTCCCTCTTCCAGCGCGGCCTGAATCGCCTGGTCGATGAGGGCTTTGGCGGCGGTGTTGGTCTTGGGGACCAGGACGGTGACGGAGAACCGGGGCTCTCCCATGGGGTTGTTGAAGGGGGGCTTGGGCTGGAACAGGTTGACGTAGCTCAACCGCACGCCCTCAAGGGTGATTGCTTTCGGCATAGTAGTTTCCTCCTTATAGTTCGTTGTGTATCCAGCGGCTCAGAGTTCTGAGCGCATCTGCCATGGTTTTCTTTGCGGATCGGGGTGTTTCGTCCGCCTTTTTTAGGGTTTTGTCGATGAAGTCTTTCCAATCTTGGACCTGGGTGTGCCAATGCTCCAGGCTGGCCTCGTAGCTCTGCAGATCGGAGTCCAAGAGGTATTCTGCCACCCTGGCTCCGCTCTCCAGTGCCTCCACCTGTTTGCCGGCCTCGTCTCCGGCGTACTCCTGGACGATGGAGGCCAGGGTCGTGCTGCCCAGCAGCGTGTGGAGCTTTCCATCGGGGGTGTAGATGGTCTCAGGCATCGTCCGTCACCGTCCTGAACGCTGCCTCCGCCGGGGTCCACTCCGGCCTCTTGTCCGAAGCCTCCACCCGGGTGGGCTTGCCGGGGTTGATGGTGACCACCGGGGCCACCTTCTCCGCGTAGACCTGCTTGCCCACAGCCTTTTCCAGCCCGGGCGGGGTCACAGGCTTGCGCTCGTAAAGCATGGCCTCCGGGATACCCGCTGCCTGGAGCTTGGCGAAGGCCGCGTCGATGCCGCCGGTCCACTCCCTGGAGGTCTTGCCCGCCACCAGCTTCCATCCGGGGATGGGCTTGCCCGCCAGCAGAGCCTTGTCCGCGTATTCTTCCAGCTTTTTTATCCACTTGGCCAGCCCCTTGGCCCGGAGCAGGACCTCGCCCACCTCGTCATCGGTGAGCAGGGGCGGCAGATCGGGATTGATCTCCCTGGCCACCTCGTAGGCGGCCACCTCTGACGGCTGACGGTCCCCGGCGGGCTCCGCGCCCTGGCGCTTCCCGGCCTCCAGCAGGTACGCCGCCCTGGCTCTGCAGGTGGCTTGGGCCGGGCAGAAGTGGCTCTCGCACCAATCCCCGGGGCAGAAGCCCCCCTTGCCCTCCGCGGCCAGCGCAGCGGCGGGGGCCACCACATCATGGGCCCAGCGGTCCAGCTCGCTTCGGGTTGTCTCCCAGGTCTTGACCCCTCCGCTGTGGGGCTGGATGATCACCAGCTTGACGCGCTGGATGCTGTCCCCGAAGATGGGCCCGAAGGTCTGCAGGGCTCCGTAGGCGTACAGCTTCATCTGGGGGTTGTCCTCCGCGTCCACCGGGACGCCGGCGCCGTTCTTATAGTCGGCTACCACGATGGTGTCTCCGCCGAACAGGAGCGCGTCTGCGGTCCCGAAGCCGCCGGGTGCGATATCCTCGTAGCGGACCTTCTGCTCCAGCATCACGATGGGCGGGCTGTCAAAGGTGAGGGCAAGCTCCTTGAGGGTGTCCAGGTACAGGTCGGTGGCTCCGTCCATGCCCGGCTCGTAGAGCGGGTCCTCCTGGAATTTCTTCATGGCGTTGGAGAACTTCCGGGGTCCGATGCCCTCCAGGAAATACTTCCGGGCTTTCAGTTCTCCGATTTTATGCGCCAGTGTCCCCTTGTCCGCGTCAACCGTGGGATGGTCCCCCGCCTCCCAGGCGAGCTGGGCAGACGGGGTACACCGAATCCATCTGGCTGCGGAGGAGGGACCCAGCTTAGAGTGTCTCTCCGGCATGGCGGCACCTCACAGCTTCGCGCCGAGGGCTCTCAGCGCGTTGGCGACCTCGGGCAGGTGCTCCGGGGGCAAATCCATAGCGCCCTTGACGCCGTATTGCTGGAGCAGGAGGGCCAGCCGGGGACCCATGACAGGGTTGGCCTGAATAAGCGCGGCCCCGGCTCTGGCTACATCGGCCGCGGTGTAGCTGGGGGCTGTCGTGGGGGCCTGCGTCGGAGCGGGCTGCGGCATCGGGGTCACGTTGTTCTGAGGCGGTGCCTGGGGCGCGACGTTGGCCGCAGGCGGCGTTTGGGGGACGGGGGTGGGAGTCTGGACTGCCGGGGTCTGCGACGCGATCTGGGGCGATTCAGGGCCCGGTGCGGGCGCCTGTGCCCTGGACGGCCTGCTGCCGCCCAGGGCTTTGGCCATCAGCCCCGCGGCGGTGACCAGATCCGGGCAGTTGATGTTGACGCGAACTTCAATCATGGTGTGCAGCCTCCTTTTTCTGCGTGACGATGGCGACGGAGTTTCCGGGCATCTCGATGTCCCAGACCGGGCCCTCCGGGTCCAGGATTGCGTGGGTCAGGGCGGCTTGATAGAGATCCGCCATGACGGGGTTCCGCTTTCGAAGCGAGACGTAGACGCCGTTGATGGCGCAGCAGATGTCGTCCAGGATTTCCGTAAGGGCTCCGTCGGCGTTGATGTAAGCCCGCCTTACCCGCTGGCCTTTTTCAGGAACCTTTGTGATGCTAACTTTCAACATGGGGGGGGGGTACCTCCTTTTCATAGTTTTTCGGTCGCTGTTCTTTGAGTCGATTCGCCTTTGCTTTGCCGTACGTAGCCGTGCCTGACTCTGCCGAGCCCTTGCCATGTGGTTCGTTGCCCTGGGTAGCCTCGGCTCCGCGACGGACTGCTGTTCTGTTGCGGTTACCCCCGTGTGTCTCTGCGCGACCCCGCCGCGCCGGGGGTATGCCCTTGCGGTGCGATTCCAGACTCCGCGAGTCTGCGCCTTTGCTGCGCCAGTCATTGCGCTGCGCTCCATTCGGTGCCACACCTCGCCGTTGCGGTACGCAGCGCCACCCAGCTTCGCCTCTGCCTCGCGTTACCATGTTATGCCTTACTACGCCTCGCCCACGCGCTGCCTTCGTAGCGATGCCGTTGCCGGACGTAGGCTTGCGTATCCTTGCCTCGCCATTGCTTCGCCTCTCCGAGCTGTCCATCGCCCCGCCTTTGCATCTCACGTCGATGCCAGACTTGACCGTGCGGTTCCCTTGCTACGCATTGCTTGACCTTGCAGTTGCGGTGCTGAGTGGCCCGTCGCCAAACGATGCCATGCCTCAGCGGAGCACTGCAGTACCCTGGTGTGCCCTTGCGCGGCCTTGCCACGCCCAGGGGTGCAAATCCTTCACTCCGCTCATCCGCGCATCGAAGCGCCCTTGCGGGCGGCGGAGGATTACTCCTCCGCCAGGATTTCGTACCGGAACCGGCCCCTACCGCTGTTGCGCCACTGTCCGATGCCGGAGAGCCTGCCATAGTTCAGCCATTCGACCACCGCGTCCCGCAGGTCATCCTGGAGGATCAGAATCTCGAAGGTCACGCTTGCCCCCGCGGGGATTTCTTCGCTCATGGCCAGGCTGACCCTCTCGCCCTGGGCGGTCTGCGCCCGGAGGGGTCGCTGGAGCCAGCGGATGCCGTCGTAGCCCTCGAAGGGAATCTGCCGGGGCCCGGGGAAGACCAGCCGGTCGATCTTCTTCTTGTACGCCTTGATCTTGGAGGACTCGGTGCCCTTGACGTCCCGGAGCCCGCCGCAGGCGTCCTTAAAGAAGCCCTTGACCTGGTAGTCGTAGAGGAAGGGGTCGCCCGCCTCGTTGCGGGGAAAGATGGTGGCGGCCTTCTCCGCCGCGCCGTCCACGCCCAGGGCCTCGACCTCATCCTTAATGGTCTTGGGTTCCGGGGCCTTGCTGCCGATGAAGTCAGTGTAGATGTCCTCGTTGCTGGGGCTGGTGCCCAGGATGCTCTCGGTAAAGGTGAGCCTGACTTTCAAAGTAATCATTGTTGTTCCTCCGTTTACTTGATTTGGTTGCCGTAGCGCGGCTTGGTGTTGCTCTTAATCCAGCTCAGCAGCTCCGTCTGCTTCTGGACCTCCTTGTACAGGGTATCGTGGTTGGCGTTGTTGGTCTTGACCGCATTGTTGCAGCAGCTCTGCATCATGGTGTTCAGCCGGTCGATTTTCTCCCCCAGGGCCCGCAGCTCTGTGACCAGGCTGTCCTGGATCAGTCTCGCGGCCACCGTGATGGCGTCCTCTACAGCGGTCAGGTCTGCCGGGGGCTTCTCCGGGGCGTCCTCCTTCTTGGCGGTGTAGCCCCGCGCCTCATCCATGAGCGCGTCGTAGTCCACCCTTGCCCGCTTGCAGGCCCAGCGCATCAGCTTGGTGTTGTTCATCAGGTGCTGGTTGGCCCGGATGCCGATTATGTCTCGGTTTTTGGCTCGTTCGTAGGCCAGCCGGGTGAAATCCGCCGTGCTCTTTCCCACCTTCGTGACCTGGGCGATCTGGGCGGTGTCCAGCCCCTTCTCGTAGAGGAGCATGATCGTGTCCCGGTCCTCGTCGGTGAGGGGCTTGCCGCCGGTGGCAGTTGCCGGGGCAGCTTTCTTTTCATCCATTTTTTTTGTCATCCTCCTTGCAATCCCAGGGAGGGTCGTGCTATACTGAATGCAGCGCACAGCCGATCCTCCGATTTGGTTGTCTCTTGCCCCTCGCGGTGTTGCGGACCGCGAGGGGCTTTTAGTTTCCCTCCGATGGGGACGGTTTCGCGGGTGCTTCTGCTGCAGGTGACCGTGGTCTCGCCTCCTTCCGTCTGGGGGCCCGTGTCATGTACCAGGGGCAGCCGGCGCAGCGGGGGCAGAGGTACTTTTTGTCCTGCCGGGTGAACCGGCTGACGTTGACCGTCTCTCCGCAGTCCATGCACACCCGGTAGACCGGGTCCCGCGGGGTCACAGGGCCAGCGCGGCGGTCAGGATGACGGCCAGCGTGGTGCCCATGGAGAGCTGGGAGAGGCTGCTGATCAACTGGTCCGCGTCCTCCTGTCTCCGGCGCTGCGCGACGGCTCTGGCCTGAGCCTCCGCCTGAACTCTCGCTGCCTTGGCCTTGGCCCGGGCGATGTGCATCGGGTGGTTGGCCAGCATGTTCACGAAGAGGTCCGGGTCCCGGTCCTGCCTGATCCGCTGGGCCTTGTACAGCGGGGTGGGGATGCCCTTGGGGGCCAGTTCGATGATGGTGTCTTTCATGATGCTGCCTCCTTCTTGTAGTTGTGGTCGTACCAGTCCAGGAAGGACTGCTTGTAGATGCGGACCCGGCTCTGGGTGGGCAGGTCCACCGCGAAGGGGAGCCGCCCCGCCCTTGCCAGGTGTCGGACGGTGTTGGGGTCGCAGTGATAGAAGGGCGCGACCTCAGCTGCTGTGAGCCAGGGCCCGGGCTTTTGCCGGATGTTGTGGATGGTCATTGTCTGGTCTCCTCTATCGTGGCTGCAGGGTGACGTGCCTCTCTGCCCGCAGCCTGTTGGGTGGTTCACGCGATGTCTTCGTCGGTGTCTGCAAAGAGGTATTCCAGAGTCAGGCCCATGAAATGGGTGTCTCGGATTTTCTTTGCTTCCGGGTACGTGAAAGGGGTCTTACCCATTGTTTTGTCCTGCATGGCCCGGGGGGTTTTCCCTGTGGTCCGCCCCAGGTCCACATAAGAGATGCCACGTCGGGCCATCTCTGCGGACAGGTTTCCGCACATCTGTTTCACCTCCTATCCCACCGCTCGCGGTGGAGCTTGAGGCCATGTTACCACCGTGCGCGGCGAATGTCAAGAAATAAATCACCGAGAAAGGAAAAAAATCACCGTAAAAGGAAAAATTTTTCTTGCAAGCCTCTTTCTTTGGTGGTAACATATCGGCAACAGGAGGTGATTCTATGTGGCTTGATTCCTTGCGTAAAATGAAAGCCGCCAGCGGGCTGACCACTGACGAGATCGCTCAGGGCTCCGGTATCCCCGGCCCCACCTTAGAAAAAATATTCTCCGGGGCCACCAAGGAGCCGAAGCTGCCCACAATGAGCCGACTGGTCCATTTCCTTGGGCACACACTGGACGATCTGGAGGACGGTCCGCCCGCAAATGAAAACGCCCCCTCCGTTTCGGAGAGGGCGATGGCTGTTGCCGCCGCGTTCGAGGCTCTGGACGCTCCGGGTAAGCGCCTGATCGAGACGGTTATCCGGGATCAGCAGGAACGCATGGCCGCCGAGCAATTGGAGGAACCGCTGCCGGACAACGTGATCTCGTTGCTTCGATCTTGCCAGGCGACAAGCGCGGGTACCGGGGTTTACCTGGGGCCGGAGGACATGGAGGTCATCCGCGTCCTGGAAAACGACCTGACCCGCCGTGCTTCCTTCTGCGTCCCGGTCAGCGGCGATTCCATGGAGCCGCTTTACCGTGACGGGGACGTTCTCTTGGTGGAGGGCTGTGAGGATATTCCGGTTGGCGAGATTGGCATCTTCACGGTTGACGGTGACGGTTATGTGAAGAAGCGGGGCCGCGGGGAGCTGGTTTCTCTGAATCCTTCCTACGGGCCCATCCTGCTCACCGAGGACAGCTGGTGCAACGGTCGGGTGATTGGCATCCTGGACCCGGCATGGGTCGTGGGCTGAAAGGAGGCGGCGTTGTGGACTTCTTCTCCAGCGTCAGTAAGGCGTTGATTCTTCCCGGCGAAAATAAGGACGAGGTGAAAATCGAGCTGCGGGACGTCTATGAAATCCCTCGTTATGCGGATAATCTGCGGGCGGTCTTGCGGCGGTATCTGAACCCTACTGGAGGTGATTCAAGATGAGGAAGTTGATGGTCTTCACCCTGTCTGCCCTGCTTATCGGGTCCCTTTCTGCCTGTGGCGGACCCGCCGAGGAACAGCCGGTAGCATCGGCCCCGGCATCGCCCCCTGCCTCGACCCAGGTCTCGGCTGCAATCGAGGACTCCGATTATTATTTCCGGGATGGCGTGCTTGTGAACCCTGACGTTCGTATTGAAATCACGGGCTGGCAGGTGGTCCCGGCAGGACAGGGGTATAATGAATACGGAGAGAAGCCTTTGCTCGTCTTCTGGTATGATACGACAAATTTAACCGATTCCGATTCTGTCACTCCGCTTACTGCTTGGACGCATGTCTTTACGGCGGTTCAGGATACAGACCCGGACCGAGTGAATGTGCTGACTCCTGGGGTCCCTCCGGTCGAATTTGCGGAGATCCAGCTGGAATACATAAAACCGGGCGGGACCGTTTCCAGCGCGATCTCTTATCAGTTAGACAGCGATGCAGTTCCGGTCGTGCTCCAGGCGCTCTCCGGGATTACGATAGATGGCCTCGGTACACAGACCTTTGAAATCAAGCAATAAAAAATGCCGCCCCCGGTGCTGGAACACCGGGAACGGCTGAGGGCAGAGGCTGGCACGTCTGCCCTCTCATTATACACCATGATGGGAGGATTTACAAGTGAATATTTGCTGTGACCATGCTTTGCCGGAGGGGGCTGCGTTTTGCCCCTTCTGCGGCAAGCGCCAGACGGAGCCTGCCCGTCGTCCCAAGTCCCGCGGCAACGGGCAGGGGAGCGTCTATAGGCTGCCCTCCGGGAAGTGGATGGCGGAGAAGACTTTGGGCTATCGGCTGCTGCCTGACGAGGACAGGCTGGTGCGGGATAAGCGCCGGAAGTCCTTTGCCCGGAAGAAGGACGCCCTGACCTGGCTGCACTCCACAGATGCCGTCCAGCCTCGGGTGAAGGAGTACACGTTCGGGGAGCTGTACGAGGCATGGCTCCCGACCCACCCGGCTGGCAAGTCTACCTTGGATTGCTATAAATCTGCGGCCCGGTATCTCCATCCGGTCTGGATGCTCAAGATGAAGGACCTGACCGTGGACGATCTGCAAGCCTGTTTGGACGAGTGCCCCAAGGGGAAGCGCACCCGGCAGAACATGAAGGCCGTCGTGGGGCTGGTCTATAAGTACGGCATCCCCCGGAAGGCCATTCCTGACAACCTCAACCTGGGACCCTTTCTTCGGGTGAACGCGGACGATGCTGTGGAGCGGGAGGCTATCCCCCAGAAGTATGTGGACGCGATTCTTGCGGCGGGTCAGGCCGGGACGGTGCCCTACGCTGATTATGTGGCCTGTCAGTGCTACTTGGGCTTTCGCCCCTCTGAGTTCCTTTCCCTCACCTTGGAGGGCTACAACCGCACAGAAAAGGCTTTCAGGGGCGGCGCGAAGACGGAGGCCGGTATGGATCGCGTCGTGACGGTCTCCCCGAAGATCGCTCCTTTGGTGGAGCGGATCATCGGGGACCGCACCTCCGGGCCGGTCTTCTGCGACCCCGATGGTGGGCCCTTCTCCCTGCCGCGCTATACGGACCGGTTCTATTCGGTTTTGGACGCGGTCGGCCTGGAGAATCCCGTGGAGGAGATCAACGGCACCATGAAGCACCGCTACACGCCTCATTCCTGCCGCCACTCCTTCGCCACCATGATGAAGCGGGTCGGGGGTGCGGACAAGGACAAGCTGGCCCTCATCGGACACACCTCGGAAGCCATGCTCCGGCATTATCAGTCAGTGGAGTATGATGACCTCAGGCGCGTCACAAACGCGATTTGAAAAATTTCTCTATTTCCCACTTATTTCCCACAAATGCTAAAAAAGCCTTGATTTTCAAAGGTTTTCCGTTGAATGGGGTTCAAGAGGCCCTGAGTTCGAATCTCAGCACTCGGACCAAATGACCAGAATCTTTCGGGATTCTGGTCATTTTCTTGTCTAATCCGCACAAAAACATTTCCGCTATTTTGGCCGTTAAAAAAATTTCGTGTCAGAAAAAATTTTCCTATTCCCCACTTACTTCCCACTCGAAAAGCCCCCGGATGTCGCTCGACAAGCGACGTCCGGGGGCTTCATGGTGTCAGTCAAAGGCTCCCATCCGGTCCAGGACCACCAGGGCCCGGATCAGGCTGTAGGTCAAGTCCAGCCCGGTCCCGTCGCCCTGCAAGGCTCCCTTGTCCACCAGCTTCTGGATGGTGGTCTGGGCCCAGCCAGGCGCCTCCTCCACGCTGCCGTAGGTCGGCTCGGAGAGGGCGGCGACCACCTGGTCCGTGATGGTGGCGGCCTGCTTCGACAGCTCCTCCTGTACGATCTTCCTGGTCTCAGCTTCGGTCATATCGGGTGCTTCCTCCTTTCCCTTCGGGCAGCAAATCACCCAGTAATACTTTACCTGCTGCCGGAACAGAGCGTAGTCTCCCCGCGTCCGGGCCGGCTTGGAACTGGCCGGGTCGTTGATGTAGATGGTGTTGCCGTCGATCTTCCACACCAGGACGTAGTGTCCGCTCCGGGTCCAGTTGCCCTTGCCCATGCAGGCAATCACTAAATCACCCCGGAAAATGGCCGCTTTTGCGGTGGCATGGTAGGGACTCTGGCTGTTGCCGTAGATTTTGGCGGTGTTCAGTCGCTCACACTTCAGTCCGTACCGCTTTGCCGCCGGAACAAAGTATCCGTAATATGTCCCCTGGTGCGGCGCCTTGTACCCGTGGGCCAGGGCCCACCGGCACTCTGTAAGCGGCGTGACAGCGGGGTCGGCCCAGGTGGCCAGGACCATAGCCATTGCCGTGGGGCCGCACCCCGAGGCCCCGATGGTGGTCCGCTCCCCCGCCGCGGAATAGCTCAGATTCCCCCACCGGGGGTCGGTCTGGAGATAGGATACCGGTTGCTTGTTCATGGCCGGCCCCCTCCCTCAACTGACCGGGAGCCCGGCGTCATCATCGTCGTCCGGCGGTACCTCCGGCAGACCGGCGATGCTGGTCAGCAGGGAACACACGCCCGCCAGCACGGCGGTCCCAGCCACCACGGTCCAGCTGACCTCGGTAATCATCACCCCTGCGGGGATCAGAGCCACCGCCGTCTGGCAGACCGTCTTGATGGCGCGGATGCCCGCAGCCTTCCACCACGTTTTGTTCATCGATTTCTCCTCCTTTCACACGTTGTGCTTCACCCGGTCCTCGACCTCTGCCCGCTTCGCGTCGTTGAAGCGGTTCAGATCGCCCACGAGGTAGCCGGTGATCCGGCGGATGCGGTCAAAGGACACCTTCGTGAACCAGAACCGCTGGAGAGCGGTTCCGTCGCCCCGGTCGGAGACCTCCACCTTGCGGACCTTCCGCCCGGTTTTGGCCTCCACGTCCTCGATCTCCTGCCGAATGTACTCCGCGGACAGGGTTTCCGGGTGATGGTTGATGACCTCCACGTTGCTCATGCAGTCACTCCCTTTCCTCCCGGCCCTCCAGCCTGTCGATGCGTTTATGGGCTTGTTTGGCGCTGGATTCTACCGCCGTCAGTCGGGTGATGACCTCAGTGTTGGTCTTCCGCTGCTCCCGGTTTTCGGCTTTCAGGTCGTCGATACCGCTGCGGATGTATCCCAGCTCGGTCAGCACTGCTCCTGTCTCCCTGCCCTCGTTCTCGGTCTCCTGCTGAGCGTTTCGGCGCAGCGCGGCATAGGCTACCAGCACCCCCAGCAGGGTACAAATAGGGCCTACAGCCCAGCTGTATTCGCCCATGGTGCTCCCTCCTTTCTTCGAGGGCGTTACACCTCGTAGACCTCCCCGGTGATCTCCGTGAATTCCTCCGAGGTGATCTTCCCGGCGGCCACCAGGGCCCGGAGCATTGCGATGGTCCAGGCGCCGGCTTCATACTTGGCCTTGGCCTTTTCGTACCAGGGGGAATGATTACTCTTCGCCATTGTCGGGTTCCTCCTCTCCCATCAGTGCGTCGATGTCGATGTCAGCTGCCAGGACGCCCAGGAAGGAGAGTGCCTCCTTCTGTTTGGCTGCCAAAGCCTGGAGCTGTTCGTTCTTCTGCCGCTCCTCCCGGAGCTGCGTTCTGAGATCTTTGATGATGCCCATAGAAATACCTCCGTTTTCGTTTATAGGTGGGCTTCTCGCGGAAGGTCTGTGTGTAGAACCGGTCCATGTCCCGGATTGCGCCGTCCCCGCTGGAATACTCCGCCTGGGCGATGAAGCTCTGGTAGTGCCGGCGCACGGCGTCCATGTCGGTCTCGCCTCGGTCCAGGGCCCTTTTGAGCCCCAGGAGCGCCGCCCTCTCATGGCGCAGGGTGTCCGGGTGCAGACGCAGGATGACCTTGCCCGTGTCGGTCAGCAGGAAGAAGTGCCGCAGGAACCAGAAACCCTTGGACAGCCGGAACACACCCGCCTTGTTCACGGCGGTGAGTCCTCGCTCCGCCAGCATCCGCCGGACGGTCTCCTCCGCCCGCAGACACACGGCCTTGTTCGGGTCCAGGACCTGGAAGTCATCCATGTACCGCTGGCTGTACTGGCAGAAGGTCTTCAGCTCATGGTCCACGGGGCTTAAGAGGGACACCTGGTGCAATTGGTTGATCTGGCTGCCCAGCCCGGTCCCTCTGGCACCGAAAGGGTCAGCCGCGACCTCCTCCGGCTCCCGCGGGTCCGCCTGGCTGTCGATGATCTCGTCCAGGTACGGCAGGAACAGCGGCTCCGTAATGACCAGCCGGTCCCTGTCCTTGAGGGCCTGGTGCGGGGTCGAGGGGAAGTATTTCCGCACATCCAGATGGACGCCCCACCCCTCGGCGCTCCCCGTGGTCCGGTAGATGCGCTGTAGGAAGTGGATGGTCCTCCGGATAGCCTGGTCCGTCCCCTTGCCTCTTTGGCAGGCGGCGTTGTCGTAGCATAGCCCGCGGGTCAAATCGGCGTAGACCCCTGCGTCGCACATACTCCGCTGCCACACACGGTCCTGGAAATGGGGAGCCGTGGCCTCCCGCCGTTTCGGTCGGTAGATCTGTACCGTCGAACCCGGCTGGAGATGGTAGTGCCCCTCTCGTACCATCCGCTGCTGTCGCTCTGCCTTGGTCAGACTGTGCAGGTACCAGTGCATCGGTCCGGCTTTGCGGCTCACGCCGTTTTTGCATTTCCGGATGCTCCGACACTCGCCCTGCATGGATGTTGCCTTGTCAAACGCTTCTCCCATAGGTTGATTCTCCTAAGACCGGGCCCCGGCGGGTCATTTACGGTCGCTGCCCTTATGTTTAAGCCCCGTAGGGGGCCCAAACTGCTGTTGTACTGACGCCATCCAGGCATCGAGAAAATCCACCACGTCGTTATGGAGTCGTGCGTAATGGCCGAAGTGCTCCGGGTTCAGATCCAGCACCCGCTGGGCCTGATTCATCCGAATGTCCAGGGTCAACAGCTTTGCCCGTGCGGTGCATTGCAGGAAGTGCAGGTGGTCCCGCTCCTCTTGGGTTACGACCGTGTAGTCGTAAGCCTCGAACAGGGCGTCTGCCGCCTCGTTCAGAAGGTCGGCCAGCTTGCCCGTAATGACCCAGCGGCTTCGCTTGGGGAACACATCCTCTCGGCAGAACTTCCGCAGTAGCCATTCGACCAGTTGGTCCATGGCCCTGACGCACAGGGTCTTCGGGGTTCCTTCTACGACGCGCTGATCTCTTCTCGCCATGGTGGTTTCCTCCTGAGTGGTCGAGTTGTCGAGTGCTTATATGATTTGCAGGCGCGGAACCACGCCGTTGGAACCGTACGCACCGTTGTCGACGAGAGCCCCAGACGTGCTCACGACACGCTCGCTGTACGCGTAGGACGGGTAAGCGGAGCCAAGCCACCAAAGGCGGGCCGTGGTCCCCTGGTACTTGATCCGGTCGGCGTTGGTCGCCCCCTGCCACAGGCTCATGGCCGTGGTGCGTGTGACCTCTCCGCCTCTCACGGGGCCCTCGCTGATGCTGTTGTTGGCGCCGAAGCCTACGTCCAGCATCGTATCGAGCGTGACAAAATCCTCCACGTCCTCGTAGCCGTACCCGTCCGCGATGCTCAGAGCGTACCGCTTGCGGATTTTGCCCAGCACGGCCCGAAGCTCCGGGTCCAGTGTATGAAGGAAGCCCTCCGTCACGCCGCTGCCCGGTCTGCTCCAGATGGTGGCGGGGGTCCAGGTGAAGGACGCCTCGTCACTGTTGAGCCACTGGCGCAGCCAGGAGGTGCTCCAGCGGTTGGAGCCGTAGGCGTTCCGCTGGGTGAAGTTGAGGTAGTCCGCGTCGGACTTGTACTGCGGGTCGCAGGCGGTGGTGGTGCCCAGGCTGGTGCCGGTGTCGCTCTCCGTGGTGGCCAGACCGGTCTCGATGGTGGTGGTCTTGTCCGAATCATAAGTAGTGAACGTGCCGTTGGTGATCTGAGTCTTAGTGTAGGAGCCGCTCTGATAGGCGCCGATAGCGCTGTGCCTGATGCCGCCGCCCACGGGGATAGTCTGGGTGGTGGTGAAGGCGTAGGTGCCGTCCTGAGCGGTCCCGCCGTTGTACGCGCCGTGATTCAGGGTGATGGTGTAGGTCCCAGCGGGCATACCGCTGGGCCACTTGGCAGCCGTCACCGCATACAGGAACGAGGGCGGGTCGAAGTTGAGCTGCGACAGGACCGGGTGCATGATGAGGCTCAGGGCGTGGGTCAGACCAGGCTTGGCCGGGCACTCCTCGTCGATGCCCTCCACGTCGTAGTTGTAGGTGGTGGCGGTCCGGTGGACGTCGATCACGTCGCCTTCCGCCGGGGTGCCGGTGGGGGTGATGCCGTAATCGCTCAGGGTCACGGTCTCGCCCAGGTAGTGCCACATGGCGCCGTCATAGGTGAACTCGTAGTCCCTGTGGTGGGTCCCGGCGATAGCCAGGAATGTGTCCTTGTTCACGGTGGCCGCGGTCACGCCGGTACCGGACACGCTCACGGACAGGGTCTCGGCGGCCTCCACCGCCATCTGGTCGCCGGGCCGGACGTACTGCCCGATGGTCCCGGCCCGGACCTTGGCCTGGATAGCGGCCCAGGTGGCAGGGCTCTCATAGGCCCCCAGCTTGTCCGCGATACGGGAGAGGATCTCGTTCTGCGCGTCCAGCTGGGCATTGATGATAGGGGTCTTGGACATGGTGTTATGCCTCCTCTACATAAAATTTACCGTCGTCGTCTACCTGCACGACGCCCTGGAAAAACGTGCTCCTGGCTACGCGCCGCAGGCTGTGGACGCCGTTCTCGGTCTGGGTGATCAGTACATACTGGTCGCTCTTGTTCTCGGTCGCCACCGCCTTCTCGGTGATTTTGATGGTGGTCGTGTCCGGCATAGGTTACACCTCCTCTCCGTCACGCAGCAGCTTTGCGATCTCGTCCCGCAGGTTGTGGCCCAGCTCGTCCAGCAGTCCGTACTCTGCGGGCTCCACCGGGCCCGCTGCGGCTGCGGCCAGAAGAATCAGAGCCTCCGGGTCCAGGGCCAGGACCCGGTGCAGCAGCTCGGCCCCCGTCATTGCGGGAACACCAGCAGGGGGGACCACGTCCTGCTGGGCGGCAGGTCGTAGAGCTCCTTGCTCTCATCCACGATGGCAGTGGAGCCGGGAGCGGGGACCATGTCCAGCTTGGTATAGGTCACGCCGTTCTCCCCGGTGGGCAGGCTGGCCACGTCCGAGACAAAGTCGCAGATAAACTGCATCACGGTTCCGTCCGGGCCGCTCCGGCCAGTGGAAATGATTTTATATGCCATGCTTACACCTCCTCGTTGGCATCCAGCAGAGTCCTCTCCTTTTCGTCCAGCAGGGTGTAGCGCCACTCATCCGCTAGACAGACGATGGCGGGAGGGTCCGGCCCGGGTCCGGGCGTTCCTCCGTTGTCGGCCTCGGTCTTGTCATCCAGGTTGACGGTCCGCTGATACACGCCCGGCCGGTCCCGGATATCGGTCTCTCGGTATGGGATGGCCATTGTCCCCCTCCTTTCTCAGGTCACGCTGTTGGTGATGCGGATCGGGATATCCTCTCCGCTGATTTGCAGAGCGTTAAACGTCATTCGGTTCGACGCTGTGCCCGAGCCGGAGGTCTTTTCTGTGAGCAGCCAGCAGGCGTAGCCCAGCTGGCCCGGGGCGTCATGGGAGAATACCCTGGTGGCGGTCTTGCTGCCGCTGTAGCTTCCGTCTACGACGGGCTCGCTGAAGCTGTAATTGGCGTAGGATTGATACGCGCTCCCGCTGCTGGACACACGTCCGGTGACCGACAGCAGGAAGGGGAGCGCCCCTCCGTACCGGCCGGATACGATCCACTCCGCTGCTGTTGTCTGCGCGGACGGCTTGAGATGGAGGAACAGGTCCGCCGTCAGCCCCAGGCTGTGGCCCCGCTCTGATGTGCTGATCTGGATGTACTGGCTTGTTTCGTTGATGGTGAGCGCCCCGTGGGCGTTGAAGGTCTCGGTGTCCACGGCGCTGCCGTCGTAGGAGAGCTCGGTGATTCGCACTTCCGCGTACTCGATGAACCGGCTGAAATCGTACACCTTGACCGGCGCTCCATAGGCGTCCCCCGCATAGGCCAGCAGCACGTTCCTCCCGTTGACGGGGGCGATTCCGGCCTCTGACGGCGTCCCGTTGTCGTTGACGTAGATCCCCATGGCCCGCCCTCAATCTGTCACAAGCACGATGCAGCCCGGGGTCACCACGGTGGGGATGCTGTTCTGAATCTGGATGCCCCGATAAGCGTAGCTGTTGGTGACGGGGCCCAGGGACGTCTGCCCCGTCCCGCCCCGGGTGACCGCCATGGTCCCGCCGGTAACATCGGAGGCGGTGTGGGTGTGGCTTGCCGGCGCGCCGCCCACCTGGGCCAGTGTCACCCCGTGGGGGTTGTTCCGGCTGCTCAGATGGGAGATCAGCGCGGAGACCGCGGCCTTGATCTTGCCCAGTGCGGCGCCCAGCTTCTCGCCGCTGGCCAGCTCGGTTAGGGTCCCCGGGGCGGTGTAGGTGGGCGTCTGGTCGTTGGTGGCCACGTTGGGCACGTTTCCCAGTCCCACGTCCTCCTTGGTGGTCCCGTGGGGGTTGCGGGCCTGGGTGTGGGCTTCAAAGTCCGCCTGCGTGGCGTAGACGGCGGACTCCTCCACCGTCACATGCTCGGCCATCCCGATGGCGACGATCAGGGTCACCTGCTGCTCCGTCAGCACGGAGTCGTTGGCTGTGATCTCGGACCCGTCCCCATAGTTGCAGTAGGCGTAGAGGATGTCGTCGTCATCGCCCTCCGCTTTGCAATACAGGCCGGTCTCCCTCCAGCGGAAATCTGCCGCCACGTCCGAGGAGTCAAAGGACCCTGTGATCTTGATGAATCCGCTCTCGGTGTCGTCCGCGTCGTCTATGCCGAAGTACATCACCCGGTCCACCAGGTCAGTCAGCGCCGCCGGGTCGTCAGGCGCCCCTCCCTTGCCGCAGGCAAAGCGGGTAAAGGTGATCTGCTCCCCGGCGACGGCCCGCAGCAGCAGACTGATGCCCGCGCTGGTGAGCATAGGTTCAATGGTCATGGCTGGTCCCTCCTCTGTCAGTCAAATAGCAGCACGTTGTCTTCGTCCAGCATCCTCACGCTGTTCTCGTCCAGGAGGATGGTGTAATCCGCCGGGTCTATGCCAGGGACGCTGTGGGTCCGTCTGCCCGTGTTGTGGATGCCCGGACCGATGTAGTACGTCGCTGTCGGCTCTCTGAGGTCCATCCGCAGGACGGGTGTCAGGTGGGCGGGTGTCATGCGCCGGATCAGCGCCCCCGCACCGTCGGTGTTGGGGACGTCCCCCGAGACCTTGACCAGGAACTTGTAGGGTGCGGCGCTGTGCCCGTCCGTCCGTTCCTCCACGGTGACCTCCGCCCCGCCCAGCAGATTAGAGACCGCCCGGGCCAGTTTGGCCGGGTTGCACTGCCCCCAGATTTGCGCCTGGAGGATGAGCTTGGCCCTCCGGGAGTCCTCCGACAGGCTCTCATCCGTGGGCAGTCCGTAGTGCTCCTCCCACATCGGCAGCAGCCCGTCCGCCGTGGCGGTGACCGGGGTGGTTTCCGTCCGCAGGCGTTCCGCCGCTTTGCTCGGTCCCGTCAGCGCGAGACCCATTACCTGATAAAGCCACAGGCCCACATAGCTCTCCCCGTAGAGCCGGGAGACCCAGTCGATCATGGCCCGGGCGGTTTCATCCGTGAGGATGAGCCGCATGAGTTCGGTTTCGTATCGCATGGCGGCACCTCTACATCTCGATCAGTTCATCCAGTGTGACGTCCTCCGAGCTGATCGTCGGCAGATCGGTTTCGGAGACCTCGATGACCGCGGCAGCCGCTGACCCCGCCTTGTTGATGGTCAGGTCCTCGTAGTCCGCCACGCCCTCTGTGCCGGACAGGATCGCGCCCACCTGTGTCTGCCGTATGGCGCCGGCGGCCATGGCCTGGGCCAGGTAGAGTTGCAGGCTGGCCAGGAACGCGGTTTTAATGCCCTCCAGGGTCGCTCCCTCCGCCACCAGTACGCTGGCGGAGACCTCCACGTCGAAGCCCTCCGGTGCGCCCACCCAGAGGGAGGCGTTGATGGGCAGTAGTCGCTTGTACGGGTCCCCGGGTGAGGCGATGTAGTCGTAAACGGTCGCCAGGAGCGCATTGTCCGCCGGCGTCCCGTCCTTTGTAGTGATGTAGAGCTTGACCAGGTTGGGCGATCCGGGCGTTACCGTAACGGCGCCCACGTCATCGTCCGCCTCCTGTGCCCAGCGCACATAATCGGCGTAGGTGCCCACGTAGGAGGTCCCCCGGTCCCGGTCGTAGGCCAGGATTCGCGCCCGCAGGCTCTCGTCGGTCTCGGTGTCCGTGCCGCCGGTGGTGGGGCTCGTGTTGGTCACGCTGGTCACGCTGGTGCGCCCGTCGGCCACCAGGATGATAGTACCCGCACCGGTGTTCCCCTTGGACCCGACCTCCGCGCAGACGACGGGGAGGTTGGCCGTGCCCTCATCGGACAGCACGGCGTCTTCGGTCGTGGCGTACTCGATGGCCGGTCCCGCGTCCGTCCCCGCAGTGGAAAACCGCGCACCCGCCGGAATAGCCAGCCCGGGCGCGCCGGTCACCGTGACCGTGCCGTGTGCCGCCGTCGCCGGGTAGCGGCTCATCCCCCGCGCTTTGGCGTGAGCGTCCAGGAAAGGCCCGGCGGACCATTCCGGGAAGATGGTCATGATGACCTGCGGCAGGGCGGCTTCGTAAAGCTCCGCCGCCACCAGGGCGGTTGGCCGCAGGAAATTCCAGACGTGGGACCCCTCGCTGCTGTCGATATCGGAGGGCAGTGCCTCCCGCATCGCGGCGTAGACTTCATCCACGCTGTGTCCGCCCAGGAAATCCGGGCTGACAAATTCAGTCATTTAGCTCCCTCCTCTTGTGATGTACGCCGTCACGTCCAGGGTCACGTCGTCCAGCCCATGGAGGGTGACTGTGGCGGTTACCCCGTCGGCGCCGGCCCAGGTGTACACGATGTCCTCCACATACCTGGTCCGTCCGTAGGGGTCCGCCAGGATGGCCTCCGTGATCTGCCGGGTGAGGACGTTCTCCGCCTCTTCCCGGCTGGCCGCCTGAAAGACCGGGTCCAGCTCGATGCCGAAGTCGGAGCTGTAGGCCAGATGCTTGTATCGCTCCGTCATCATGCAGTTGCGGACCCACGCCTCCCAGCTCTCCAGGCCGGTGCTGTCCAGCAGGCGGTTCCGCCCGTCCCGGGGGAAGTCTCCCGCCGCATAGTCGAAGCGGATTCCGCCGCGGAAGCCCACCTTGCCCCGGCTGGCCAGCTTGTCCAGGACGGCGACCTCGGTTTCGTACCCTGCCGGATACAGGTTGTCCGTCATGCTCACGCCTCCTTATGTGCTTACCAGGCGGCCCAGGATCACCGGGTCGCTTCCGATCCACGCCAGCATTACTCTGTCCCCGTCGTGGAGCGTGACCCCGTTGAGGACGGAATAGGAGCCGTAGGGGATTGGCTGCCGCAGAAGATCGGACAGCAGGTCCAGGACCCGGTCTCCGTCCCGGAGGACCTCCTTCATGCGGCCCCGGTCAAAGCCCAGACCCCGGTTGGCCTGGACGGTCTTTTTCATTTCCTTCGCCAGGGTGGCCCCCAGCCGGTCCAGAGCGTTCATGTCACGGGTCCTCCATGGTCAGGGTCATGCTCCTGCTCTCGTTGCCGATGTGCCTGTCGATGCTCCAGACGATCAGGTTTTTTTGATAGATGCCGCCCACGGAGACATACACCCGGTCGCCCTTTCGCAGCCATGGGATGTCCGAGCATTGCAGCTCATACTCCCACCTCGGGCTGCCGTGGTCGTCGATGGTGGACTGGGCTTCCTCCTTGGCCGCGGCCAGGGTGGTGTCGCCGTCCCGGTGCTGGAGCTTTTGCAGGGTGCCGTACTTGTCTGTATCCCCGGAGACCGTCGCCTCCACCGGGGCCTGACCGTTCTTGTCCGCGCCCAGCACCAGCACCCGGGTGATCATGTCATCCATGGTCTGGCCGGACCTGGTGTGGATGGCGTTGCTGGCCTGGATGATCTTGTAATAGAGGGCATTGTCGCCCGCGGTGCGTACCACCGCTGTGTCTCCCTCCATGAGCAGGGCGTATTTTTCCCCGGTCTGCTTTTTGACCTTGTCCAGCAAATCGTCCGTGACGAAGTCGGCCAGCGCTCCGTTCAGGGCCAGCTTTTCATGGGTGATGCTTCGGTAGCGGAAGCTGAGAGGGACGCCCCATTTGTCGCACAGGCTGGAAATCACACTTTCGGTACTCCAACCGGCGGGAAAAAAGGCGGTGTCCTCCGATTCCTGCCAGTAGATCAGGTTGTCGTAGCACTTGACCGTCAGCTCCCGGTCCGATGTCGCGGACAGGTAGCTCGTGCTCCAAACAAAGCCCCGGAAGACCTCCTCGTGCCGCTCCCCGTCGTTGGCGTACACGAACACCCTTTGTCGGGGTTCCACCATGGTGTTGACCCACCGGCCTCCGTAGTTGATGTTCATGAGGGTCAGGGTGACGCAGGCCGCCAGCTGCTCCTTCTGGTGGGCGTAGTCCAGGGACACCAGGATGGGGGTGATCTCGTACTGCGCCCCGTCCAGGGTGGTGAGGACCACCGAGTAATCCGGGTTTTCCTTGCTTGGCGTCATGGTCCCGCCTCCTTTACTTGGCGGGCAGTGTGATCACTGTCCCGGCATAGATATGCGGGTCGTTCACGGTGCAGTGGCGGCCGTATTTCTGGGCGGTGGTCTCCAGGATTTCCTGGTTGAGCTCGATGATCTCCTTCCAGCGCAGTCCGTCCCCCAGCTGCTGGGCGGCGATTCTCCAGGGGCTGTCCCCGTAGCGGATGGTGTAGGTCTCCCCGGTCGCCGCCGCCCTCTGTTCCTCCGCGTTCTGGTCCGGGGCAGAGGTCTTCACTTCCTCCTGGGGCAGGATGGGCCAGAGGATGAGCTCCCGCTTTTCCTTGAACCTGACGTCGTATTCCCAGTCCCCAAAGCCCCCGGAGGCCGTGGCGGAATACTCCGTCAGAACCACGTCCAGGTTGATGGGGTAGCAGTAGACCATCAGGGTCAGGACGGTGCCCTTGGCCCGCCAGTCCTCCAGCATGTTGTGATAGAAGTAGGGCGGCCGGTAGCTGCTCCGGAGCTGGCCGCTGTCAGTCCGGTTGACGCCGGGGAAAATGCCCTTCCAGCCGTACTCCCGCAGCCCCGTCCCAGTCTGGACCTCTACCGGCCCGCGATTCAGAATGTCGTAGGACGCCGCCACCACGCCCCCGCTGACGAATTCGATCTCTTCCGGCAGCCAGGGGACGTAAAACCCCCGGTCGCCGTTCTTCTCCTTGAGGAGGATATCCACCATCATCAGGCAGCGCCTCCCTTCCTGGGTGTGTTCTCGAAGACACCGGCCAGAGCGGCGTTGATCGCGCTGACCACGGCCTCGGTGATTTCGCCCTGCTGGGCCCTCACCTCGTCCGCTACGCTGCGCTCTGCGCCCGTCTGAACCGTCAGGTGGACCGTGACCCCGCCCACTTCGATGTGGGTCTCTCCGGCGCTTCCAGGGGCCTCTCCGCCCCTGTAGACCCGCAGGGGGTTCTCTCCGCCGTCGTCGGTCCTGCCGCCTCGGGCAAAGCCGGGCACCCGCAGCATCTCTCCGGCCTTTTCCCACAGCTTGAGGCCCCGGTCCCGCCGCTGGCTGGACAGGGGGATCACCATCTCCGGGCTGCCCTCTTCCGCCACGCGAATCAGCCGGGGCCCGCCTCGGACGATACCGCCGTCGGAGAAGCCCTCCAGAGCGGATGAGCCGCCCACGATGCCGCCGCGGTATTTACGTCCGCCGACCACCGCACGGGCGGCCCCGAACGTTGCGCCGGCCGCGTTCGCCGCAGCCTGTACGGCGGCGCCCGCGTTGGACGTCACCCGGGCGGTCAGGCTGATGTTCAGGGTGGCCGAGGCAGAATAAGAGCTCTTCACCCCGGCCAGACGGGCCAGCATGGAGTCCGTCAGCTTATTTGCCACACGGTACGCTGTGTTGATGCCCACGGAGGTGCTGGCGCTCACGCTGTCGGGTACGCTCTCCTGTACGATGCCGGCGGGGTCGCCGCTCCCGTTGGTCAGCATGTAGGAGGGGGAGATCCACACCTCCGGGGTGATGGTCTCGCTCTCGGTGGGGTTCAGCGCTGCAAAAGCCTGTTTGATTCGGTCGGCCAGGTCTTCCGTCACCGTGGTGCGGGGCTCTGGTTTCACGTCCACCGGGACGTCCATCTCGAAGGCCCGGCCCTTGCTCGGGTCTCCCAGGCCGTCGGACAGAAAGTTCTTCACGCTGTCCAGGATGCTCCGGAAATCCGCCTTTCCGTATTTCGGTGTCCCGAGGAATTCCACAGACTGCTCAAAATTGCGGCCCATGGTCCTGTATTCTTGGTTGATGCCCTTGATGTATCGGTGGGTCTTGCGGGTGGAATTTTCCACGCTCTCCGCGCTCTTTTCGATCTTGCTCCCGGTGAACCAGCCCACCAGCCCGCCGATACCGGCCCCGATAAGGGTGCCGACGCCGGGGAAGATGGACCCAATCGCCGCGCCTGCCCCTATGCCGCCCCAGGTGGTCATGCCCGCGGCCTGCTGGGTGTTGGCCAGGTTCTCGTTCCCGGCCTGCCGGGATTTATGCCCGCGCCACATCCACTGGCCGCCCTTTATTCCTGCGGATATAACGGAGATCACACTCGCCACCTTGGCCAGCATAGGCAGCTTGCCCAACAGGGAGCCGCCTGTTCTTCCCGCGCTCCCGGGGAGGGCGAGCGGAGTGCCGGCGCTCCCCGCAGGCAGTCCACGGGGGAGCCGTCCTCCGGCGGGGATGGGGTTGCCGCCGCCCCCGCCGACGACAGCGCCGTTGACATACACGACCCCGGCGTTGACGTACATACTGCCTACCTGCTGGGCCAGCCCTCCGGTTCCAGCTCCAGCTCCGGTTTTTCCGCCGAAGATCTTACCCAGCAGCCCTTTGCCGCCTCTGAGGAGGCTTCCAGCTCCTCGGAATAGTGGCCCAAACAGCTTACTGCCGACGGCGGTCACGATACCTGCTGTGATGAGCTTTCCGCCGAGGCTGGCACCCTTGAACGTGTCCCATACGCCGCTCACGGCATCCTTGATGGCCGCCCTGATTGCCTCTCCATCAAAGCCCGCCAGGAAGCCCTGGACAAAAGCGTTTGCTACACTGCCTCCATCCGCGCCCACCTCCGTGGCCAGACTGGCGAAGCCCAGCACACCCAGGATGGCCCCGTTGAGCAGGCTGCCGATCGTGCCGCCGATTGTATTCGCCGCGGCTACGGTCTTTGCCTGCCCGCCGTTGGCCCACCATTCAGAGATGGGGTCGGCCACCAGGGTGTCCCAGGCCAGCTTGATCTTGCCGCCGATGGTGGCGCTCTGGAAGGCATCCGAGCGGAACAGCTCATCCGCTCGCTTGGCCAGGTTCCGCACGGCGTCCAGGGCCTTGCCGGAGGCCACCTTGGCGAACTCCTGTATTCTATCGGCCCAGCCGCCGATGAGATCGCTGTTTTCGTTCCGCCAGACGCGGAAATCCGCCAGGAAGGGCTTCAGGCTCTCGCTGATGCCCTTGCCCAGCCGCATCCACAGATTGTTTCGGACGAAGCTCTTCACGCCCAGCAGCAGGTTGTTCATCTGATTGGACATGGCCTCCATCATGCCGTCGGTGGAGCTGAACTGCTGGGCGATATGCTCCCACTTCTGTTCAATGGTCCCACTGCCCTGGGCAATCTTGGTGATAGCTTCCTCGTTCTCTGCGGAGATCGCGCCGATTTCCCGCAGCATCATCAGCGGCTCGCCCAGGGACTTGCCGCCGCGGGCCACCTCGTTGTACAGCCGCCCGAAATAGTTGGCCACCCGGGTGTAGTCCTGCCCGGTGGCCGCCGCCACGTCACCGATCATTTTCAGCCCGCCGGTAGCCTCCGGGGTGGCCAGCGCCCCGCCGGTGTAGGTCTGGAGGACCCGGCTTGCCTGGAAGATTTCGTCCCGTGTGAAGGGGGTCTGTCCGGCGAACTTTACCAGGTCCGCCATGCGTTTCTCCGCCGCCTCCTGGCTGCCCAGGAGCACGCCGAACTGTGTCACCAGGTCCTCGTAGTCCGCGTACTGCTGGACCGGGCTCATGACGAATTTCTTTGCCAGCGCTCCGCCTATGATGGCGGTCACCAGGCTTTTCACGCTGAACAGACGGTCCCGGATGCTCCGCAGGGGCGCGGTGGCCAGGTCCTTGATCTTGACCGTGGCGGTCCACGCCCCCTTGGCGATCATCTCCAGCCCGCCCTTGATCTTGCCCAGGGTCTGGAGGGCGGCGGAGTCCTTGATTCGGACCGCCGCGTCGTAGACCCGGTTGGCGAACCTCTTTGCTCTGGACTCCGCCTCCTGGACGCGCCGGAGGAAGGGGCTGGCGTCCGCGTCCAGGACGGACCTGACCGGACGCTTTCCCAGGCCGTCCAGCTTCTTCTGGGCGGTGTCTGCGGCCTTGCCCATGCCGTTGATGGCACTTTCCGCCGCTTTGGTGCTTCCCGTGACGTGGTCCGTGAACCGGGCCTCCACGTCGATGACGACCTTGTTCATGCCCATCAGCTGTCCCCTCCCTTCTTTTTACTGGCTATGGTGTTGACCTTCACCGGGGTGTCGCCCTCAAGCAGGGCTTTTTTCGTGCTGGCCAGCAGGAACGCCCGCTCCCCCTCCGGGATGGGGTCGTTCCGGGTCCGCAGTCCGAGCAATACGCCCGGTTCCAGTCCTTGGTTCTGGAAAGCGACATGGAGGCAGTACGCCAGGTCGCTTTCCCCGATCAGTTTCCCGCGTACTCCTCCTGGGTGACGGCCTCGGACTCTTCGTCCGCGTCGCTGATCTGCATGACGGTGTCTACCATCCGCTGCTTCTCTCCGGAACTCAGCAGGATGTCGATGCTCTCCACCGGCATCTGGAGACCGTGTTTCTCCATCACGGCGGGCTGGCCCCAGATAGTCTTCTGGTCCTCCTCCGTGGTGGCCAGGTAAATCACCCAGGAGTTGAAGGTGTGAAAGTCGAATTCCTTCTCGATGGGCGGGAGCTTCTTTCCCTGGGGGTTGGGCATATAGGTGGTTGCCTTTTTCCGGGCCTGCCTGACCTCGGGGTCGCTCAGGGGACGCAGATGGACGGTAAAGTAATACACGCCGTGTCTCTTGATGTCCACCTCTGTGATGTTATCCTCCGCGGTCTTATACGCCGCCGCCGCCAGCAGGGATTTGACCAGATCGTACTCCGCCTCCCTGGGGCGGCTGGACTGTTCCAGGCCGGTGATGATTTCCTTCTTGCTTTCTGTGCTCTCGCTCATGGGTATGCCCTCCTTTTTTTTGATTTCCCCCATTGTACAACGAACCCCCCGGTTTCCGGGTTGCACCCGGTTTCGGGGGGTTCGGTTCAATTAAGCATGGAGCCCGGCCCGGCGCTCAGGTCAGGTAAGTGGACGCGATGGCCTTGATGAAATCGGGCAGGGCGTTGAGCGCGAAGCTCTGCTCCCGCTCGATGACCTCACCGGGAGTCAGGCTCTGAATGCCGAAGTTGCCGTTGGGCACCGCGTTGTTGAACGCGATCCTCTGTTCCTGACCGTCGGGCTTGTAGGCCACGCCCTGGAAGTTGTACACGGGCAGCCTGCCGTCGTGAATCTCCGCCAGCAAAGGCTCCATAATGAGGTCGTCCCGGATAACCATCTCGGTGAAGGTCAGGTCGAAGGTCACGCCGGAGGGGATGCGGTGGACCAGAATGGAGCCCACAGGCTGTTTCTCCACGGTTTTCACGTTCATTACCACGCTGTAGGTGTTGATCTCCGCCAGGAAGACGTTCACGCCTCCGGCTTCCACAAAGAGCCGTCCGTCCTTGCCGGTCATCAGCTCGGTGGTGTTCAGAGTGTTGTTCATGCTCTCGCCTCCTTACGCGACCTGGCTGTACCGGAACTGGTACTGCAGGTAGATCTTCTCCAGGCTGTCGATATCGTCGGCCTGGATGATGAACCAGGCGCTGTCGCCCTTGAAGGGGCGGTCCGGGTCCTCGACAAAGACCGCGCCGGGCCTGATCTTGCCCTCGATGGTCATGGCGCTGAGCACCCGCATACCGGTCTGCACCACGTCCGCGACGCCGTCGGTATCGGCGCTGACCTTGCCCACCTTGGGGGCCAGCGCCCGGTCCAGCCGGTCGAACAGCTCAAAGCGGACCTTGACCCGCCGGATCTTCTTCCACCCGTCGTCCTGGGTGGTCTCATCCGGGGTGACCAGGGTGTTGATGGCGCTGTCGTACCAGATCAGCCCGTCGGGCGCCATGCTGGGCAGCAGCATACCGGCGTTGATGGCGTCCTCGTACTGGGCGTAGGTCAGGGACTCCAGCAGCTCCGTGGCGCCCTGGATGACCGTGTGGGTGATACCCCGGTTGGCCGCGGTGGACGCAATCACGCCGCTGGTGTACGCGATGGCCAGAGCGCCGTCCAGGTTCTCCGTGCCGGACTTCCAGCCGCCGCCCAGGTACACCACCTTCTCGTCGTTAAACGCCCGGGCGTGGGACAGGCGGGAGGCAAAGGCCACGGTAGTCTTTTCGCCTACCACGGCGATACCCAGCTTGCCCTTGCGGTACGCTTCGTCCAGGTAGGTCTGGAGCAGCTTGCTCAGGGTCAGGCCGGCGTCGTCATCCACGTCCAGGCAGATGGTGTTGTAGTAGTAGGGCTCAAAGGCGGCATAGGCCGCGGAGTAGTCGGCGTTGGTGACCGTGGGATTCACACCGCCGGTCAGGGCGCCGTTGGCCACGGACACAGCGGAGACCTCCGCCACGGTGGCGGAGGCGGTAATCACCACATACGCGGAGTTGGCGGTGGCGTTGATGAGGTTGGCGCTCTCCGCCTCGCCGTCGGCGGCAAACTCCCATTCCTCCACCTTCTCCGTGCCGAAGTAGACAGAGAAGACCTTGGTGGAGCTGTCGCCCAGCTTGCTCTGGACGGACACCGCCATAATCACCGCGCCGGGGTGCTTGGCGGTCACGGTGATGACCGTGTCCAGGACCTTGGACGCCGCGGTGCCCCCGGTGCCCACCCGATAAGTGTACACGACAGCCGCGCCTCCCCGGAACAGCTGAACCGCTGCGGGGATGGTGTGATTGGCGCCGTATTCGGCGCTGCCGTAGTTCTGTTCCAGCTCCTTGATGCCGGTGTTGCGGACAACCTTGCCCAGCGGGCCCCAGAAGGAGCGGACCGGGATGGCGCAGATGCCGTCCTTCGCTCCGGGTGTGGCAACCTGGCCGATATTGGTGTATCTCTGATATACGCCGGGACGGGTTTTGGCCTCATTTTCGTTGTAGAAAACAGCCATAGGACTCAAACCTCCTTATGCATGAATTCATCGATGATCTGCTTCGCGTCCTCGAAGGTGGCCACTGGCTTCCCGGCGCCTCTGAGCGCCACCAGCACCAGGTCCTTCGTCGCGCCGAAAAGGTGACAGTTGTCTGCCAGCTCCCGCGCCGTATAGACGCTCTCCGCCTTGGTTTCCGGGGCGGCGGCCCCCCGCTCGTTTTTAGTCGCCATGGGCGATCTCCCCTTTGTAATTGAGATGATTGAAGACGTTCGGGTTGGCCGGGAGGACGATGACGCCGTAGGTGGCCTCCACGGTGAGCTGCCCGGTCCTCAGAGGGTCCGCCGTCAAGTCGGCGCTGTTGCGCCGGTTGACCATGACGGGAGCCTCTCCGGTCCTGAACAGCCGCTTGTCCGCGTACAGCCCAGTGATGAGCTGCCGCGCCACCTTTGCGGCGGTCTGGTTGTCCTGCGCGAAGATGTGCCCCCGGACGATGGCCGTCCGCCAGATGGTCTGGAACGTGTCCGGTATCCACCCGGCGGGCTCCTCCTGGACCAGCCGCCAGTACAGGGCGCTTTCTCCGTTCCCCGGCTTCCATGCCGCGGTGGGGAGGGCCTCGTAGTTGATGGCGTACAGGCCGTCCATTGCCGCGGTCCAGGCGTTGAGCCGGGCGATCACATCGGGCTCCGCTGTGGTCAGCACGGGGAAGGCCAGCAGGTCGAAGGTGACGGTACATCCCACCACCTTCTCCGTCGGCTCCGTGAAATAGCGGGAGTCCTTCCACTGGGCCGCCGCCGTGACGCCGCTCCCGGAAAAGAACCAGCCATGAATCAGATCCCGGACCACCGGCTCCAGGACCTCCGGGGCCGTTCCGTCCTCCGGGCACTGGATATCCACCGCCAGGGCTCCGCCCATGATGCGGGCCGGGTCCCCCTGTAAGTCAACATAGAAGACCACACGGGGGTATTGCGGCACACCGCCCCACTTGGCATCCGTGTCCGCCGGTGCTTTCTGGTTGAACACGGAGGGAACGCTGTTGTAAGTGGTCAGGTAGGTGGTCAGCCCGGTCTGGGCGATGAGGTGTGCATACAGCGCCGATTCGATCATGCTGGTCTCTCCTTAAAAATACGGCTCGGAGTAGATGCGGACGATTTTCGGCTCCGCCTTTTCCTTGATCTTGTCATGGTGGGGGCGGGGCGCCATCTTACTGGTGCCGTTCTCCAGCAGCTCACCCAGACTGTACCTGCCGTTGTCCGTCCGGGCCGTGCTCTCGATCTTGCCGATGAACAGATTCCCGGAATACTCCATAGACGGCTGCCAGGAATTGCGAAAGGTCCCGGTTCGGGCCGCGGGCGGCTCTCCCGGCGCGGAGGCGGTGTAATACTTCTTGGTGTGGGGCACCCGGTACCGTCGCCCGCCCCGTTGGCCCTTGAGCACGTCCAGGGCGGCGTTCCGTAGCTCGTAGGCTGCCCGGTAGGTCCGGGAGGCCATCTGCTGCCGGATACTCCGGGTGATCTCCTGCGTTACCTTCGGAAGAGGAGGGGCCACGATGAAGCTCATTCCAGGTCCCTCCTCTCCAGAACACGATACACCAGGAAGTGATGGAGCTCTCCGGGGTCGTGGGGCTTGCCTTGAACCTGGAAGTATCGGGTGATCCCGTCCTCCGTCAGGGCCAGACGATCATTGCCGTCTGCCCGGTTCTGCACTCCGCGCTGGACGATGGTGTGGGAGATCGGCGTCCCCAGCTGCTTGAACTGTTCCTGCTCCTTGGGTGAGGCCATGGAGAGGATGCCATAAAAGCTGCCGGCTTCGGTGTAGCCCCCGGTCTGGGGCCGCCCGGTCTCGGTGATGGTCCCGGTCTTGGTGTACACCGTGAAGGGCCGGAAACCTTGGCCGGGTCTCAGGTGTCCTCGGAAAGACACGCGCCCACCTCCTTAAAATCGCCGCGGGTTGGCCTGCATATCGTTGTAGAAGTACGGGGTGCCTCCGTAGGGGCTCAGGCTGGTGGGGTCACCTGCCATGGGCACGGCCAGGGCGCCCACCAGGTCCTTCTTCGCCTCGTCATACAGCTTTTTCCACCGCTCATACCGCTGGTGCAGGCTGTAGGACAGGCCTCCTACACTGGTGTCCACCTCGAAGCTCAGCTTCATCACGATGGCCTTGAGGCAATGGAGCCGGGCGGATTTCCAGTTGCTGCCGTAAGCAGACAGGAGGGCGTCGTACTCCTCGTCGCACAGGGCGGCGGAGATCCCTTCCATGTCTACCACGGTATCCCCCAGCTCGAACCGCATCTGGTCCTTGCCCCCCGCGGTGATTTGGGTCGGGTCATAGGTCCAGGTCACGGTTTATCACTCCTCCAATTCGGCCAGTCTTGCAGCCACGGCGTCGGTGACGCCCTTGCGGGAATCCAGGACGCTCAGGAGCTTGAGCCCGTCCACGTCTGTGGCCGCCGCGATAAGCGGGGCAGCGGCCTCCACGGTTGCCTGGAGAACCGCCACGTTCAGATCCAGACCGTCCTGGGTGATGGTCAGCTCGACCTCCTCGTCGCTGATGGTCACCGTCTCGGTCAGGGCGGGGGCTTCGGCTTCGGGGGCCAGGGCCAGGACCTCCTGCTTGAGGAGGCGGTCAGCCGCCCCGTCAACCAGGGCGGAGGCAGGCACCGCGTCCCCGATCTTGTATGCCGTGCCGGCGAACCGGCAGGGCTTCATGGCGACGTATGCCATGGGTCACCCCTCCTTACACGCAGTCCTTGAGGAAGATAGCCAGATCGTCGGCGGTCTTCTTCATGTCGGCGGCAAACAGGCCCTCCATGAACTCGCTGTGAGTGGCTTCGGGGCCGTCGTACTGCCGGGTGGGCATGTACAGGCCGTTGCCCAGCATGTCCCAGGTGAAGATGTAGCCGGCGCTGGGCTCGTCGATGGCGGGGGTGCTGGTGGCGTAGGCCAGCAGGGCGCACTTGGGGTCGCAGATGAACCGCATATCCTCGGTGGCGCCCACAGGGGCGGCGTTGTACACGCTGGACAGGACCACGACCTTCTCGATGCCGAACAGCTCCGCCAGGACCCGCTCGTTGACGGTGGCGGGGTTGGCGCTGGAGCCGCCGAACTTCACCCGCTCCAGAACGCCGGGATGGGCCTTGAGGGCGTTGAACGCCTCCTTGCCCAGGGCCAGGCGGTTGGGCCGGCGACCGGTGCTCTGCTCCACGTTGGTGCAGAGGTCGTCGATCAGGACCACGGGGTCGCAGTTGTCATCGTTAAACTTGATGAACTTCTTGTTGGCCTTGTCATAGGAGGTGTAGCCGGTCCACTCGTTGGTCCAGGCGCCGGTCTTGAAGAAGGTCTCAGCAAAGACGATGTCCTGGTGCAGGTTCAGCTGCTCCGCGATGAACTTGGCCTTGGCCCGTCTGGGGTCAGCCACGCCGGGGGCGCGGGTGCGCTGATAGTCCAGGGCGGCGATCTGGTCGATACCCACGATCACCTGGTCCACCAGGCAGGCGTAGGAATCATCCAGCCGGCCCATCTGGGCAGGATCGACCTGGCCGAACTGGGGCTTGCGCCGGACGTTGTCCCGCAGCAGGTCTTCCTTGCTGAACTTGTAGTAGCGGGCGGAGGAAAGCTGCACGGGGCAGATGGGGAAGATGTTCTTGGCCGCATACCGGCTGGCGTCCTGGAAGTACGCCATGCTCAGGTTGGTCAGGTAGATATTGGGCTTGAACGCGCCCTTTGCGATCTCATACCGCAGGGTCTCAGGGGTCATAGAAGACATTGGTTCTTCCTCCTCTCTCAGCACTTGATGATGGCCCGGATGAACTGGCCAGCGGCGCTGGCGGCCTCCAGGGCCACGGCGATGACGGGATTGGTGCTCGTGGTGGGAATCAGGGCACCGTTGGCGTCAGAGGACAGGTTGGCACCCTTGGTGATAGCCGCGCCGGCATACACCAGGCCGATGTCCTTGATCTGTACGTCAACCTTCCCGCCCGCAGCGATGGTCTCGTCATTGGTCATGATGCCGATGCCCAGAGCAGGATCGGCGGCGCCGCACAGGACGACCTTGCCGGAGCTGTACTTCACAGCGCGGCCCCGAACGTCTTCGATGGCGGCGTTGGCCACCTCGGTGATGACCGGGCTCTCGTTGATGCCAGTAGACAGATAAGTCATTTCGATTCCTCCTCCTTACTGTCTGTACTCAGACTCATACTCAGCCAGCAGGTCGGGGTGGGCGTCCCACGCCTTGACCAGAGCCTGCTCACGGGAGAGGCTGGGGTCAGACTTCTGGATTTCGGTGGCGGCTGCCTCCACCTTGTCCAGAGTGCTGCCGCCGCCCTGACCGCGACCGCTCTTGCCGATCTCGGCAAAGATGCCGCTCTTCTCCACCAGATCCAGGCTCCGATCCAGGACCTTGATGTAGGCGTCATAGTTGGCGGGGTTGTCGGACTTCTTGAGGCCGTAGAGGGTCTGGACCAGCTCTGCCTCGTCGTCGCCCAGAGCGGCGTACTTCTTCGCCACGGCGGTCAGCTCCTTCATCTCGGCGCTCTTCTCCAGGGCGTCCAGACGGGCCAGGGCGGCGGTGATGGCGGGGTCCGCCTTGCGGGTGCGGGTCGCGCACTTCTCGGTCTCCACCTTCTCCTCGTCTTCCTCTTCGGGTTCGGGCTCAGCAGGGCGGGGAGGCAGCTCGGGTTCCTCCCCATCCATCCGCTCCCGGGCCCATTCGGGGTCCACGCTGGCTTTGGCGATGAGAGCCTGATACACTGCCAGCTCTTCGGGGGTAAAAAGGCTTTTGTCGATCTTGATTGCCATGTTGCACATCCTTTCTCTGTCGTTTGGGGGTCCGCCGATTTGCCCAAAGTATAAAACAAAACCCCGGAATCTTGGGTTGCACCCAAAATTCCGGAGTTTTTAGTGTCGAAAAATCGGACTGTCCGGCAATGATATTCCCGTTTTCACGGTTTCAATGCTGAAATAGTGCCGTTTTTGAGTTTATTCCTTCTCTTCGATGGTGTCGATGTCCCGGCCCTTCTTCCGGTCCACGATCTTCCCCTGGTTCACATCCAGGTTGACGCTGCCGTCCTCGTCGTAGAAGACCACAGCGGACTCCATCTTCATCCGCTCCTTCAGCGGGATGGGTCTGTCGTTTTCTTTCTTCATGTCGGTTCCTCCGTTTCTCAGGGTACGTCGATGGCCTCGCAGACGATCTCCCACACACCGGGGCTGATCTCCACCGGGTCTGCGGTGGCCCGCCACCGGGCGTCGTTGCTCATCAGGACCTCCTCCTCGCGGGGGAAATCGGACAGGTGCTTGATGGAGGTCCCGTTCTGCTTCCCGCCGGTACAGAAGATGATACTGATGTTGCCCGGGGCGCTCTTGCTCGCGAAGCCCTCCGCTGTGCTCCGGTCGCTGCTCCAGGATGCGGGTCCGCGCTGGCCGAGAGGCTTGCCCGCTTTTGCCTCGGCCAGAATTTTCATTGCCACGTCCGGCTTTACGTCCATGCCCCGGTAGAGGGGACCGTCGTCCCACTGAGGGGAAGCGCTGATGAACTTCTCGATGTTCTCCGCGTCGGCTTTGTGGCTCGAAGGTGGAGGGCCGTCGTAGGCGTACTTGCGGATATCCGTACTGTCCCACTTGGAGAAATTATACACGGCGTCGTACATGGCCTGCGCCTCGGCATCGCTGGCTCCGGTCTGAGCCATCACCGCCTCCACGCCCTGATGGACCCCGACGGGGTGCCGGTCCTGTGAGGACTTATTCCGCCGGTGGATCTCCGGCATCCACTCGGGACGCCACTTGGCGGTCGGGTCTCCCTGGGTCTGCTTCTTAGCTCCGGTCCCGCTGCCCTGTTTCCGCTGGGCCCGCTGAATGGCCAGGTCATGGGCCTTGGACTTGCCGGGTTTGTAGGTAAAGGACGCCGCCCCACTGGATGTGCTGAACCGCCCTAGCCGGTCATGATACGGGTTGAATTTCTGGACCTCCACGATGGTGTCGTATCGGTTAGAGTCTGTGGGTCTCATAAAGCCCCCCCCCCTTCGTGAGTCATAGCAGAACTATGATACACCGGGGGAGGGGGCTTTTGGGTTGCACCCTAATTCAGACTTCTTCGATGGTATCGACGTTGTTTTTTGC